ACCGACGCCGCGACCCGCGCCGCGACCAGCGTTGCGACCTACGCCGCGACCGACGTCGCGACCCGTGCCACGACCGACGTCGCGACCCGCGACGCGACCTACGACGCGACCTACGACGCGACCGACGCCGCGACCCGCGCCGCGACCGACGACGCGACCCGCGCCGCGACCGACGCCGCGACCCGCGCCGCGACCAGCGTTGCGACCTACGCCGCGACCGACGTCGCGACCCGTGCCACGACCGACGTCGCGACCCGCGACGCGACCAGCGTTGCGACCTACGCCGCGACCGACGTCGCGACCCGTGCCACGACCGACGTCGCGACCCGCGACGCGACCGACGACGCGACCGACGAATGGCATATCTTCATTCGATTGGCGCAGGAGATGTTTGGCAAGGATTTTATGTTTGCCATCAATTGCGCAAACAATTGGGGGCAAATGTACCAAGGCGGAAACATGTGGTCAGCGTGGAATTGTTATTTAACTGCTTACCGCGACATCTTGGGACTACGTCTTGCCGAGTATGAAAAATACGCTGCGTGGGAACAAGCTGCGAAAACCGGCGGATTTCGGATCATGCACGACGAATTTTGCATGGTCTCAGATTTCCCATGCCGATTACGCGTTGATGAGGAAAATCGACCCCACTGCGCAAACGGCCCGTCCCATCAATGGCGCGACGGTTGGTCGTTGTATTACTGGCACGGCGTGCGGGTCACGCGGCAGATCGTTGAAGCGCCGCAGACGTTAACCGTAGAGCAGATTGAAGCGGAACCCAACGCTGAAGTTCGACGCATTATGATTGACCGTTACGGTGCGAAACGCTATGCCGAAGATTCTGGCGCGGTTGTGATTCACGAATTATCCGCCGATCATCCGATCAAGGGCCTACGCACCGCACGGCTGTTGCGCAAAGAAGTTCCCAACGACGTGCCTATCGTGATGCTGGATGTGCTCAACAGCACGCCCGAGCCTGACGGCACAACGAAACGCTACCAGCTTAGAATTGACCCGGATGCGTACAGCGGCATGGCCGGTCACGATTGCTGGGCCGCCGCCGCCTCCACATGGCGCACGCGCAATCCCGATGGGACGTTGGGCAAGCTGGCGTTCGCGGATTATCGGGATTATGTGCCGGAGTTTGAGTCGTGAGCGCGACGGCGAATATTAAATCCATGACCCACGGGATATGCCATGAATACATTTGAGCGAATAGACAGCATCAAGCAAGGCATTCTTCTTCAGCGGAAATTAACGCAGGATCTGATTAACGCTGTCGCAACGGCTATTGCGGGATTGGATGACATGGAAAAAGCGAATGCAGTGCTGGGGCGTAATGTCATGGCTGTAACATGTTTGGTGATTTCCAATGGACTGCGCAATGCTCTCATTCAAACCACCACGGATGCGCGTTCGTTTTCGGACAACACTCCATGACCCTACGCCTCTTTGAAATCACCCAGCAACTGCGCGAACTGGAAATCCTCGCCGATTCCGAGGATATTCCCGATGACGTGCTGCGCGATACCGTCGAAGGACTGACCGGCGATTTTGAAACAAAAGCGGTCGCAACGGCGAAATTCATCCTGTCGATGGAAGCAACCGCCGAGGCCATTAAGGCCGCCGCCGATGCGATGGCGATTCGAGCTAAGCGGGTGCAGAAACGCGCCGATGCCGTGCGGCATTATCTGTTGTTGCAATTCCAGATGATTGACCATCGTAAGTTAGACACGCCCGAGTTGGTCATTTCGCGGCGCGCGAACCCAGTTGCTGTGCAAATCAGCGATGAAGCGGCGATTCCTCGGGATTATTTCGTGCAACCGCCGCCCCCGCCGCCGAAATTGGATAAAAAAGCCGTCAAGGACGCGCTGCAGGCGGGCGCAACCGTGCCAGGTGCTTATCTGGAATCGGGTGAGCATCTGAGGATCACGCTGTGACGAAACGGCTGAAACGTCCGAAACGGCGCGTGCCACCCGAGGTGTCGGCGTACATGGCGAAAATCGGTGCCAAAGGCGGCGCGGCCGGCAAAGGCACAACGAAATCGCGGCGCGTCCCGCAACGGCCGATAGCGCGCGAGAAAATAGTTGACGCAGAATAGCGGCTGTGATTGAATAGCCGCTATTGCAAAAACGTAAGGAGACGGAAGATGGAACAATTGATTGGACGCCCAGATTTGACCGTCAGGCCTGACCTAGACCGCCGATTACAAACCGTCCGCGCCGCGTTTAAGAACGCCGATATGTCTTACGCTGACACGCTGACCTCGGACGCCGACCTTGAATCGTACGTTGAATGGTGGGAAACCCGCCGCGATTTTTACGCGGCCCAAGCGATAGAGGAGATGGTACGGTGACAGATCAATATCGAATTCAGGTCGGCCTCATTGGCGACGACGCTTCGTTGTCAAAGTCGCCGAATGAGATGCGTCAGGAAATTCTACGCCAGAGCCGTGACAGCTCGGTAATCAAGAATTCGCTGGAGATGGCGCGGCATTACGGTTTGAGCGGCGAGGATATGTACGTATCAATGGCATTCCATGCGTTGCTTATGCTTGAGCGATATGCGCAAATTGCTATCAAGCGCAGCATGATGGAGACCGGGCGGCCGACGATCATCAACCCGGACGCGCCGCTATGACCCCCACCCACACGCCGGGACCGTGGAAAGATAAGCCGTCAATTCACGGCAACCAATATCGTTATGTGCAGATTGGAAAGGACGAGACATATACGACACTTGAGGTATTGCCGGCCGATGCAAAGTTAATCGCCGCCGCCCCCGACCTACGCGACGCCTTGGAGGGTTTGCTAGCCGAAGTAGACGCCATGACCGCCCGCACCGGTTGGGCGGGTAATGGGTTTCGCGAAAAGGCCCGCGCGGCGTTGGCGAGGTGCGAACTGTGAACACCCCCGTTTCCCCAATGATCACCCCCGCCGACCAAACCAAAATCGCGGCCCTGTTGGAGCGCATGCACCTGCCCTCCGGCTTGGGCACGCGCGACGAGGCGTGCTCGATCGCCGCAATCAATTTAGCGCTGACCGGCGTGTTGACGGATGAGATTCCGGAATGCATGTCGGAAGTCGTCGGGAGGTGGATCATTATTACGCAAGACGCGATGCCGGATAAGATGCGCAACTCCGCGCGCTGGAAATCGTTGCTGCCGCTCGCAGCGGGCACGGGCCGCGCGCACGAAGCGGAGCGGCTTGAGATCATCCTCGATCACATGTGGACCGTGGCGCTGCGGTTATTGAAGCCTTTTGCCGACGCGCAAGGGTTTGGTCCGCAATGGCACGCGATGCTGACTGAGCGCACCACCGAGGCCGCCGAGGCCGCCGAGGCCGCCGGCTGGGCCGACGCCAGGGCCGGCTGGGCCGCCGCCAGGGCCGCCGAGGCCGCCGGCTGGGCCGCCGCCAGGGCCGCCAGGGCCGCCAAGGCCGCCAAGGCCGGCTGGGCCGCCGCCAGGGCCGCCGCCGAGGCCGCCGGGGCCGCCGGCTGGGCCGCCGCCAGGGCCGCCGCCAGGGCCGCCGCCGAGGCCGCCGGGGCCGCCGAGGCCGCCGCCAAGGCCGCCAAGGCCGCCAAGGCCGCCAAGGCCGCCAAGGCCGCCGCCAAGGCCGGCTGGGCCGCCGGCTGGGCCGCCGCCAGGGCCGCCAGGGCCGCCAAGGCCGCCAAGGCCGGCTGGGCCGCCGGGGCCGCCGGAGCCCCTTGGCAATCCTTAGATCCCTGCGCGCTCCTTGAGCGCCTCATCGCCGCAGGCGGTGCGGCATGAGCGCCTCCGTGCGCCTGCACGCCGGTTTGTGGACGGTATTTTCCGGGGATCAACCCGTATTGGCTTGTCGTTCGTGGGCCGCTGCGATGCAAGCATTGAGCGACGCGATGCTGCCAGCGGAACCCGATCCCGCTGATACGGCATCGGAATTTTGGCGCAATTTCGAGAACACGTTGAACGACATCATCGGGGACCGTCGCCGTGAATCACGCTGAACCCGAAGAATGTTCTCACAAGTGGGAACTGATCGCCGACGAACAAGGTGATCCGCACGAAGCGCATTTGTGGGGCGATTACTCGCATATGGAGTGCTGCGCTTGCGGCGAGACGCGCGACATCACGGACGCAGACCGGCGCAAGTGGAAGGACGATGCGGATTACGATCGCTGGGAACGGAGGAGCGGTCGGTGAAGTGGGTATGTCTGACCGTGTACTCAGTATTTGTTATCGCCTCTTGCGGCTACGTGGTCTTTTGGCTAGGGCATTCAGCGTGGTGGTTTTTGCTCGCAATTATGATCCTGCCTTCGTCTGTGAGCGACGATTCGTGACCCGCACCGAATACGACAACTTTTACGCCGTCATCCCCGCCGACACCAACGGATTCATTGACGGCGCTGCGCTCGCGCAATTGAACGATGCGGGATTCTGGTTCGCGAATCTAGCGCCCGACACCGCAACACTCAACCGATTCCTGACCCTGCAAATCAACACCATGACGGACACATTATGACCTGGCAATTCTGCGGCATCGCGATCTGCTTGGGCCTCGTTGCCCTTGGCGTCGTCTCCATCATCGCGCACGAATTCGGCGAACGGCGTCGGCATCGTCGCGCGTTTCGGATTCATCCGATGTTCCGTCGAGATGGCTACCGGGTAGGGCAAGACGCCAAGGACTTTTCATGAGCGCGCATATTTGCCATACCTGTGCGTATTTTGTACTGGTGCCGGCAATGACCCCGAGGAAGAAGAAATGACGATCTACACCAAAATAGGCGCCGAAGGCCAAGACTTGCCGCCGGACGCGACCGGTCACCAGGCCGTGCGGGTCGAGCACCCGCTGCTCGCAAAACCACTGATCTTCACCGCGTCCCGCTCACCCAAGGAATTGACGTATAAAGAGGCGCTCAAGTGGGCCGAAAGCCTTGAGATCAACGGCTGGTCCTGGCGCGTCCCTACCGTTGAGGAAGCGCTGTTCCTGCCGGATCGATGCAAATATCCAGCGCTTGATTCGAGCTACTTTTCCGACTTCGACGGCTACGAATGGCTTTGGACGTCGACGCCGGACGCCGGATCACCGTCCGAGTACGCGTGGTTCGTCGCCTCGGGCGCTGGCGGTTCCCTCCGCGGTCCTCAGAGCGATCGGCTCTGCGTGCGCGCGGTCCGCGCCGGTCAGGTCTAGGAAATTTGCCTAGCCGCAACATCAGGAACACGCAATGAGCTCACTTGCCGACGACATCCGCCGCCTCATCACTCAGCGCCTCGCGCACGCGACCGATATCGACATTCTGCAACTCGCGAGCGCGCTGTGCGCCAACGAGGATCAGGTAACGCAGCCGCAAGCAATTAAGCGGCCTCGCTTCACGAAGATCAACGACGAAAGGTTATTCGTGCTCGATGATTCCTCGTCCGACTGGGTCGCCGTTTACGATTCACTCCACGACCTGACCTGGACGCGCAAGACGCTAGATTGCGGGGAAGTGAATCACGCCGACGCGATGCGTGCCGCCGGCGCCGTCAAGCTGCTGGGAGCTTCCGACTGGCGCGCGCCGACGATTCAGGAGCGCTTATCCATCGTCGATTACGCCCGGATCGATCCGGCGCTCGACACCGATTACTTCGACGGGTCCAGCGTCTTGGAATGTACAGGCACGATTGCGGCTGCACCGTCCGAGGTCGCGTGGTTCGTCGCCTCGGGCGCTGGCGGTTCCTCCCGCTATCATCAGAGCCGTCTGGGCTACGTGCGCGCGGTCCGCGCCGGTCAGCAACTTGGGCGCGTTGATTGAAACCGCTAGCAATTGAGTTGTTTTCCGGCTTATTCGGATGGGGAGAAGGTCTCGTCATGGAAGGATACGACATGCTAATTCTGACTCGCAGAGTGGAAGAAACCGTATTTATCGGTGACGCGATCACGGTCACCGTGCTCGGCATCAAAGGCAACCAGGTAAAACTCGGCATCGAAGCGCCGAAGCATATTCCGGTGCATCGGGAAGAAGTCGCCGAGCGGATCGAGGCTGAACGGATTGAAGCGCATTTGAAGGGGGATGCATGACCTACGCAATGAGCAATGAAGCTGTGATCGAGTCAGCCACAAGCGACCCCCAAGAATGGACCGAGTGGGACGACTACGAAGAAGCCGGCCCGATGGATTTAGAGGATCAGTTGGAGAAAGCGATGGAGAATCTGCGCGGAAGTGGAAATGTATGACGACGAATTTTGAGTATCAGCGGTTTTTAGAATCAAAAGCGCCAAAGGCCGTGAAGCGCGGGCTGCGTGATGTGCCTCGATTGTCCGCGCATTTGAAACCGCTGCAAGCGCATTGCGTGCAATTTGCATTGCAAGGCGCGTCTACCTTGAATGCGTTGGACACTGGCCTCGGCAAAAGCATGATTGAGTTGGAATTCTGCGAACACGCGCGCCACGTTGAAAATGGCAAAGCGTTGATTTTAACACCATTGGCGGTTGCCAAGCAGTTTGAGCGCGAAGGTAAGAAGTGGGGGTATGACGCTCGCGTGATCCGCGATCAATCAGAAGCGTTTGAAGGCATCAATATCTGCAATTATGATCGACTTCATCTGCTGGACCATACCGAATTTGGCGTGGTCACTTTGGACGAAGCCGACATCCTCAAGAACTTTTCAGGCAAAACCTCGCGCAGCCTTATCAACGCATTTGCGAATCACCGCTGGCGCTTGCCAGCGACGGCGACACCCGCGCCGAACTCGCCGATGGAGATCGGGCAATACGCGGAATTCTGCGGCGTCATGCAGTCAAACGAAATGCTGTCGCGTTTTTTCATGAACGATACTGCGACGGCCAGCCAGCAATGGACCTTGAAACCGCACGGCGTGGAGGCGTTTTGGGATTGGATGGCTTCGTGGTGCCGCATGGCGCAACTGCCCAGCGATCTAGGATTTGATGACACGGGTTATATCCTGCCATCACTTGAGGTCGTGCGGCATCGCGCTGCGGAAAGCGCGCCGACTTTGAAAGGCGGTTTATTCGGTGACGAAGTGGTCAACGCCACCAATATGCACCAAGTCAAACGCGCCACCGCCAACAAACGCGCCGGTCTCGCCGTGGCTTTAGCCACGTCCAACTCCGAGCCGTGGGTAGTGTGGACCGATACCGATTACGAAGCCGATGAAGTGATGACGCTATTCGGCAATTCGCCGGACGTGGTGGAGGTTCGCGGTTCCATGGATGCTGACAAAAAAGAGCGCAACATTGAGGCATTTATTGACGGGACCGCACGTGTGATGGTCACTAAACCCAGCGTCGCGGGACAAGGATTGAACCTTCAACACTGCGCACGCACGGCCTACGTTGGACGCAGCTTTTCGTATGCCGATTGGTATCAATCTGTAAGACGGTTTCATCGATTCGGTCAAACTCGGACAGTAGAGGTCCATTTGATCGTGGCCGAAGGCGAGGATTCCATCGGGCGCGTTATTGACCGCAAAGCCGACGATCACATCGAAATGAAAACCCAGATGCGGGCGGCAATGATGCGAAACAACGGACAAGACAGCGCACGGCGCGTGCCTTACGAAGCGAAGCACAAAGGGAGATTGCCATCGTGGCTGTAATTGAATGTATGAACGATGCGCACGGCGAAGGATGGTCTGCGTATCACGGCGATTGCGTTTTTATTGCGCGCCAATTGCCAGATGAAAGCGTTGACTTTTCAATCTACTCTCCTCCGTTTGGCGCAATTTTTGTTTATTCCGAGTCCGCCGCCGACATGGGTAATAGCACCGACGAAGAATTTACCGAACACTATTCCTACTTGGTTCGCGAGAAATTTCGTCTCACAAGGCCAGGAAGATTGACCGCCGTACATTGTTCCGATCTGCCCATGACGAAATGGAAAGACGGCGCAGTCGGCATCAAGGATTTTTCGGGCGACATCATCCGCATTCATCAGCAAGCGGGATGGATATTTCACAGCCGTCGGACGATCTGGAAATGCCCAGTTGTAGAGATGACACGCACCAAACACGTTGGGTTGCTCTACAAGCAATTGCGCAAGGATAGCTCCAAGTCACGCGGCGGGATGCCCGACTATTTGATGACGTTTATCAAGCCGGGCGATAATGCCTCACCGATCACGCACGATGCCGCCGATTTCCCGGTTGAGCAATGGCAAAACTGGGCATCTCCCGTATGGATGGACATCAATCAGACCGACGTGCTGAATGTCAAAACCGCACGCTCTCCCGGCGATATCAAGCATCTGTGCCCACTGCAACTCGGCGTCATTGAACGCGCCGTTATCATGTGGAGCAATCCCGGCGATGTGGTGCTATCGCCATTCATGGGTATCGGCAGCGAAGGATTCGTGTCGGTGAAGAATCATCGCAAATTTTTAGGCACGGAACTCAAATTTCAATATTGGAAGCAGGCATGCGATAACCTCGCGGGCGCCGCCGCTCAATCCGATCTATTCCACATTGCATAGGATGCTTTATGAAAACTAAACGACCCCAGCGCCGCAAACCCAAACTCACCCCCGCCCGTGCCGACGCGATCCGCCGCCAATACAAACGCGGCATGACGCAATCGCGATTGGCCGAGAAATACGGAATCGCACAGGCGACCGTTTCCAACGTTGTCACGGGACGGATATGGAACCGGAAGGCCACGCCATGATCTCCCTCTACCACGTTGAAACCCTCGAATGGATCGAGCCGCGCCACCATCTCCCCGACGACGATACGATGGTGCTGATTTACGCGCCGCGCAGATCTGAGCCAGTGTGGTTTGGATGGCACGAGGACAGCGGATGGTGTTCGGGGACAGGAATCTGGTACGACGAAGGCGATGTGACGGCTTGGGCGGAAATGCCGCGAGGGTCGCAGTCATGATCGACGATGCCGGCAAAGCCATGCCGGTCGACGCGGACACGGTTGAGCCTGAGGACGATGAACTCGATTTGCCGCGTCATGTCAGCCATTTCGCAACGTGTGAGCACGCCAACCAACACAGGAAACCCCGATGAGCACTGAAACTGTCGACCCACTTCTCGCCTACCACGGCGACCCGAAGGTCAAAGCGTTCTACCTCGATCGCGTCGAAGCGCACGCCAAAGCCGATGAGATCGCGCAATCTTACGGTTATTGGCACGACGGTCGAGGCTGCGCTGTGGGCTGCACGGTGCATGTCGGCAAGTCAGGCACTCCGCATCGGCGCTATCCGATCGAATTGGGCATCCCTGAAGAACTTGCGTACCTCGAAGATCACTTCTTCGAGAATCTCCCCGTCGAGGTGGCGAAACAGTGGCCCGCTCGTTTCCTCAACGCCATCACGCCAGGCGCGAATCTTTCGCGGGTTTACGACCTGTGGAGCGCGTGGAACCTGATCGATCCCATCGATGGCGTGATTACGCTCGTGACCGACGACTTCCCAGACATCCAGCGCATCGTTCGCGAAACGGGCCAAGCCTGCTTGGATGGCGACAGGGTGTCGGCGGCGGAGGCGGCGCGGGCGGCGGAGGCGGCGCGGGCGGCGGAGGCGGCGTGGGCGGCGCGGGCGGCGGAGGCGGCGCGGGCGGCGGAGGCGGCGCGGGCGGCCTTGGCGGCCCTGGCGGCGCGGGCGGCGGAGGCGGCGCGGGCGGCGACGGCGGCGTGGGCGGCGCGGGCGGCGGGGGCGGCGTGGGCGGCGTGGGCGGCGTGGGCGGCGCCGGCGGCGTGGGCGGCGCCGGCGGCGTGGGCGGCGTATTACCAGCGCGCCTCGGACAAGCTCATTCAGTTGCTCGAGGGGGCGCCGCAGTCATGATCGACGATGCCGAACTGGCTGCGATACGCGAGTGGGATTCTGGCACAAGCGACACCAAGGCTTTGCTTGACGTTTACAGGCACCGCCGCACCCTTCTACGCCGTCTCGACGCCATGACCGCCGAGCGCGACGCCGTCGCCGCCGACAACGCCGCCCTGCGCGTGGAGATTGCCCAGTGGCGCGCGGAGCGGGATGCGCTTGCGGCCGATAGCGAGGCACGGCACCAATCGTGCCTAGTATTGATGAATTCCATCACGCAGTATCGCGCCAGGGTGCAGGCGTTGGAGTCGGCGCTGCGGAAGATCGCTGCGTGGGAGTCGTGCGACTCTACGTGCGAGTTCGACGGCAACCCTGGCGAATGCATCCGTGACTTCGCGCTTGATGCTTTGAAACCGACACAATCCACCGAACGCCTAGCATCGGAAACGGGAGTAGCTCATGAGTGACGTTATTTCAATTCGTCCGCAACTTTTGTGCGGCAAGCTTTCGCGAGAATTGGGACGCTACATCGAAAGCGATCCCGGCGCATCGCCAGCCGAGATGCTAGAACTCTGCAATCAGATCTTTGCCGAAATTGGCGCTGTCCAGGTCGATGGCGCCTGGTCGTTACCTGACCAGGGAGCGGAGCATGATTGATCGGTACGATGTCTACGGCAGGAGCATGGAGGACACCGAGCCTGACAGGGACGCATGGTTTGTTCGATTTGATCAACACAATGACCGCATTCGCGAGCTTGAGGCGGCGCTGCGCGATGCTCAGAACCGACTACTTCAAGTCACTGAGCCGTGGCTAGGGGCACGGGCCGCTATCATCCCCGCAGCCGTGATCGCGATTGTGCCGATTCTTAACGAATGGCAGCGCCTTCTACGCTCACCTCCGAGTGAGACAGCCGAGCCCACCGCGCCGCCGGGGGGACGCTAATTTATGATTTCCGAATACGTTGATAACATCCGCGCAAGATTGAACGCCGCATTGCGTTCCGAAGACAAAACAGAGATCGCCAGACTTTCATCATTATTGAACGCGGCAGTCACCGATGCTTGTGCGACAGGCGAATTGATGCCGTGGGATCGGCGATGCCCACTATGTGGCAAACCTAACGACGCGCCGCCGAGGGAGGGGACGTGAGCAATTTCACAAACAACACCGGCAGCGCTGGCGCATCGGGAACGCTGACGATCAAGAAAATTCGCGACATGATGGATGCGTTGCCACCGGATTTACCAGCGCCTAGATACGACTTGTATCCTCACGATCTGCCCGACAACAATCTGATGTACACCATCAATCGCAGCGGCAATCCGAGCTTGTACATCGGTCAAGACATTTCCCGCCACATGCTTATCGTACCGAGGTCGCGAATGATGGCTATTTACCACGACCTGCGCAATGCGGGCATCGATGTGATGTTGGAGCCACGTGTCGCCGAGCCCACCACGCCGCCCGGAGATGGGACGTGAAGCCCGTGCCCGGTGCAGTCGGATGTTCTGACGGCGGCTGCATTTTTGGCCACCCCGGTGGCATGCACACGAACGGCGGCTGCAATTGTTTGCGCGCCATACCGACGAAAGACCGAATAAAGATTGTGCGCAACATCATGGCGATGTGGCATCACATTGACGATCAAACCGCTCGTTACGCGCGCCTAAAAACCATATTGCATGACGTGCGCAACATTATCGCTTCGGATTCGGTGGAGTACGACGACATCAGCAACGCATTGCGAATGATTGACGAGGTGCTATCTTGACCCCCACTTTAACCCAATGCCCACCCGAGCAGGCCGCCAACACCTGCGAGCCGTTTGACGATCCGCGTGCACACGACTTCCAAGGCTGGGTTGAATTTGATAACGGTCTCGGCGGTACGACGGTGTGCACCCGCTGCGGTATCACCAGCTTTCAACACGCCATGAGGTACGCCCCATGACCCCACTGCACCCCGGCGACATCGTCCTCGTCATCGGCCGCAGCTACCCGTTCCAAGCGCCACCGGGCTGCGTGGGAACGGTGCTTTTCCCGTGCCCGATGTGCCGCGCGTTGGGCACCGAGGCATACAACGTGGAATTTTCTGACCATCGAATCTGGTGCTATGACCGACCCGAATTGCGCAAACTGGAGCCACCAGCGGACGGCGAGACAGATTCGGTGGAACGCGAACGGGAGGAAGTCACGTGAAAATAGGCCGGCCGCCCACGGGCCGACCGCTGAGGGGCCGACGCCCGAAGCTCACGCGCCTGCAACGGTGGTCCGTCGCCTCGTTTCTGCGGGATCGCGTTGCGACGCAGAAGCAGATCGCAAGTTGGTTCGGGGTGAGTCAGGCGACGGTGGCGCGAATTTGGAGGGACGCGGTGTGAACCCGATTACATGGGAATTTAAAGCCGACAGCACCGATTCTGACACGCGCAGCGGCGTCGCTACATTTACGGTGGGTGAGATTGATATTGAGATTCACTTGGCGTCGTTTGGGCAAGGTGTATCAATATTTAATCACCTTGAACGCGCGTACCGGCTGGGCGCGGAGGATCGGACCAAAACGCTGAAGCGAGTGATTGACCGGGAATTGGGGACGTTATGATTAAGGAGGTGGTGCCCGATGACTGCGGTTGCTCCCCGGTTTTTTAAGCCAATGACTCTCCGGGGCGCGCGCATCCGGTGACAACACGCGCTGATTATACGGTATCAATCGATCACGCCAACATAGGATATCCATCATGACCGACATCAAATGGCTGAACCTCGCGGAACCGGACGACGATCCCGACTGCGCCTCGTTCCGCGATGCGTTCCCGCGTCGCCAGCGCGCCGGTCGGCGTGACATGCTCATCATCCTTGCCATCGGCTGGTGGTCCATCATCGCATTCACCATCGGTTCGTGGGTGATGCTGTCGTGGATCGCGCACGGACTGCGCCGGCTACTGTAATGGCGTGGCTGTTCGCGTTAGGCGTGATTGTGCTGGCCGTGTACCACGAAGGATTCCGGCAAGTCGTGCTGTGGTTGGCGTTAATCGCGGGCACGGGTGTGTTATTCGCCGCGTTTTCAATCCACTGAATCTCGCGTCACACCGCCGCCTTCGCCACCGCCAACGCTTTAACAATCGCCTCATCGGGCACGTGTAGCAGCGGTTTCGTGCCCGCGTCCGTTTCGCGTTTCGCCGCGCGCCAGCGGGCCACCAGCCGATCCACGAGGGCGTCTACGTCGGGGACTCGGCCGCCGGAGGCGCGCGGCGTGCGCGGTGGAACGTCGTCCAAGCCCGCACCCGGCTTGGTCGCGTCAATGGCGAATTTGAGTTTGGCGTCCTTCACGGATTGTTCTGCGGCGTCAGCCGCCGCTTTCGCTTTCGCAGCTGCGCGACCTTTTAGCACGGTATTTCCGACGGCATGCAGAATGCCACCGCCTGGAACCTGATGCGCCACCAATCCCGCAGCCGTGTGCGCCAGATCACCGCCGATGGACGGCGCTTTATCCGCAATCTGCGGCACAATGGCACCGAACCTTGACAGCGCCACCATGGTATTTGATCGATTGGTGGAATCCGCTTTGCTTTCGTCGTTGACGTAGCCCGCGACCCGTTTTAGCCGGTCCGTATGCTCAATGCTCTCGGGACTCAGTAACAACTGTTTTTTTGGCTCTATCGCAGACAATGCTTTTCGATATCGGTCGGTCGCAAAATTGCCTTCGCCGAATTTGCTGATTCCAGCCGACTCCGACAGATTGTTGAGCGTTGCCGCCTCAATGGCGCGCGATAGATCGGGATCGGGCACCGCAGCTTTGAGTCGCTTCAATAAAGCAGGCGATGCGTTTCCGCCATCACCCGTTGCAAACCGATTCAAAAAATTACCTGCTAACGGAGAATCTGCCGTCAGGTCATGCAATCCGTCTTCGGTTTTGGGCACGTTGTCTTCAACCGCCGTCTTGTAAGCCGGGTTGCGTTTTTTTGTTTCAAATTGCTGGTATGCGGCGCGGCGCGCTGTGTCGGCCAAATCCCGAAGCGGAGCCGCCTCGGGCGTCAACGGCATTTTGTTGAGCGCATCGTGAATGATGGATGCAGCCGCCCCTTCCGAGCTTCCTTTGCGCTCCACTTCCGCCAATCGAGTGCGCCAATTTTCAAACGTTTCAAAATCAATGGGATCGCCTGATTTCATTGAATCCATGATTGCCGACAACACCTTGTGGTCACCTACGAGCGGACCCAACGTTTGCTTTTTCAGACGCGCATTGATATCGCTTAAAACGGCTGATGTGTCTATCGGTAGATCGCCGCCGTTGGCGTCTGCGAGCGCCTTGTATTTCGCGCGTTTATCAAGCGTTGTTGCGTTGTCTTGTTGTTTGATTGCATTGATCGCCGCCTGATCGTGATCCACATTGGTACGCCCTAGAATATCCGGGCTCGCGCGCCTGCGAATTTCCAGCATGCTTAAGCCCAGTTTTTTATTTTGATCCTCAATTGAATTGGTCAAAATGCCCTGCGTGTCCGGATCGGCGCGCAAGTTTTTTTCATCCGAGCGTTGCTGAGCGTTGTCCGTGGCTTGGCCTTTGCGAAGCTCCAACGGACCCGTCCCTTCGGGCAGCGGCAGTTGCGCGGCGTCCAAATGGCGCTCAAGCGCAACAGGATGCGGGTTCGGCGTGTTCTCAATGGCTTCACGCAGCGCCGGGTGTGCAACGCTGACATCGGGAGCCACGTGCGCTGCGCTAATGGACTGCGGATTCGGTTGCGTGGCGTTTTTTGCGATATCGTCGCCAACGCTTGCGGCTTCAGTGGATCGCGGTGCGCGCAATGAAGTGGCGATGCGCGGCCCTGTCATTCCCATCGCGGCAGATAATGCCGTCGGCAAAGATTTTAGTTCCGCCGAAACAGCCGGACTTAATCCGTAATCGGCTGCCTTATCGGCACCGTAATCACCCAGCTCTTGAGCATAATTCAGCGGGTTATATTTTGATTCCAATACCGATTTCAATCCGCTTTCGGGCGCCTGATATGTTTTTCCGGTTTCCTCGTTAACTGCGTCGGCTGCTCGGTTTGGATCACGCGTTGCAATTAGCGTGTTGATGCCTTTGTAACCGCCAATAAAATTGTGGTACGCGCCAGAAGCCATTGCATGCAGGTTGTCGCGAACCGGGTCGGTTGCGCGCGGTTTATTGATATCCAAATCATCCAACATCACATGACGCGGATTCGTCGGCGTCGCCGCCGCGACTGTATCCTCATCCGGTATCTTGTCGTAAATGTTCGGGCCGCTGGAAGCGTCATCATCAGCGGGCACTTGATCGTAAACGTTAGGCATCAACCGCCGCCTGGCAACCAGCCATATTTTTTCTTAAAATCAGGTGCCGTTTCAGGGTGCTTTACCAAATAATCCAGATGCGATTTCGGCGTGTTGACTGATTCGCGCGGATAGTATTTCTGATTCCACTTGAAGAAATCCAACGCGCGCCCGTTGTATCCGTTCGGGCCATCGTCTAAATACTCCGTTGCCCGATTCGCCGTGTCACGCATATACGTGTTTTGACGCACAATAGAATTGAGTAAATTCTTCAACGATTCTTCGTTGTTTGCCGTGCTTGGGCTTAGTTGCTCAAATTGAATGCCAACCTCTTTTTGTGTGGCATTTGGAAAATTGCCCTTGCCGGATTGAACGGCCAAATTGCCGAGGTATTTCGCTAGCTCCTCGTAATTGCTGGCATCGTGACCTCTGCCCACCCACGAATCAATGGCTTTTTGCGCCGGTCCCCACCTTCCAACCGTCGGCGCCCCTTTTGAGTTCAAGATATCTTGCGCCGCTTTAGCATACTGAATTGCAGCCGATGCGGATTGCACGGTGGAACTGGAATCTTGTTGGAGTTCGGCCCGCGCCTTTGTATTGGCGTCCGCTTTTCCGGCCGTCGCGGTGCCCACGGTTTTTCCCATTTGCCCCGCGTTTTGCGGCAAGCGAAATTGCGGATCGGCTAACGCTTTGTCGTGAATTGTTTTGTCCAGGAAATCCGACGGGCGTGGCCCTGGCGTTGCCGGTGGCGGATTGGGCGTCTTTGGTTGAATTGCCGTTTGCGCGGGTGGTGTGTTAGCCGTCGGCGCAGCTCCGCGAGGCGGGGCAGCTTGCGCGCCAGTGCGTCCCGGCACGTCGGGTGTCCCAGAAGGCGGCAGAGTGGACATCGCTTCCTCAACGCTGCCTGCTTGCGGAAAATCACGCTTCCACTTCGGCACCAATACTGTTTCGCCAGGATCGTTTGGGTTGCCGGTTGAGACCGGCACACGCTCCATAAGGCCCGCTTTCATGTTGGTGTACGTATCAGGCGACAACCGCTGCGCTTCGGCGCCAATGAACGGCTGAAGTTTTCGGCTATTGAGTACGACGCCGTTTTGGTTGATCGGCGTGTCACCAGTCCATTGTTGATAAGCGTCCACAGCCGCAGTGGCGGATTTCTTGACATTCGGGTCTTGCGCATGGGTCGCCACGTAATACGCCTGATCGTAATTGTTCTGCGCGTCTTGTTGCGCGTGAAATTTCTGATCGGCGAGCCGCTGTTTGTAATCGTTCAATACGGTCTGCACGGGTGCTTGGCCCAACACCGTAGACTGGCGCTGCGCGTACGCATACCGTGCCTGTTCTTGTGGCGTCATGGCAGGATTCACGGCATATTTTTGGCGCAGTTCTTCGGCCAAGTTCGTGGGTTTTGGCGCGGGCGCAGTCGGCTGGCTTGTCGCTGCGCTCGGTGGCGGCTGCGTCAGATAGCCGAGTTTCTGGCGCGCAATCTGGTTCTGGATATCTAGCCCCTGATTCTCCAAACTCTCCTGCTGCGCCGGCAAATACGCCTGCGCGCCCGCGCCCAACCCCGATGCCAACGCGACTCCAAGATGCCGCGTCGGCGCGGTCCCCATGGCGGCGATCCCTTGCAACAGCGGCACCACGTTGGAAGCGTGCTTCCACCAGTGATCCTCGGGCTCGCCAGACGCCGCTGGTGCCGACTTCGCAGGCGGTGCGGTGGTTGCGCCAGCCAAGCCGACCGGGGCAGCTATGGGGTCCTTGCGTGGATCGGCTTGGCGCGGATCGGGGATAGCCTCCGCGTCCGGATCGTCGGTCGGATCGCCGCCGTCGGCGTACCCGCGCCGGCCGGCGACGCCGCCACGGGCGAACATATCGGCGATGGCCATCGCATCCTCGGCCAAGTTGCCCATGCTCTGCAAATTTCCCATCGTTTGCTGCAACCCAGACTTTTGCTGCGGCGATTCGGCGGCGGTCGCCAGCTTCGTTTCATTCGGATCGTCCGGAATATCCAGTCCGGTTGTCAGATACGGCGTGCCACCTTGGTCAAACCGCGCTCGACCGCCGCGTGCCAGTCCTGAGCCGTCCCAATTTCCGGCTGGCGCGTCCGAAGTCGCCGCTGGCACGGGATCGGGCGCCGCACCCGTCACGCCGCCCGCTTCGCCAGGGTGCGCCTTCTTATACGCCGAATACAAACCGCCGTAGGTTTTCGCCACATCGCCGACCGCCGCCGCGTTCTGCAATCCGGTCGGCTGCTGGCGCACGCCGCCTTGCGCGGTCACGAGGTGCGGCGTCGCGCCCTCCGGGGCTGGCACGCGCGCAGAACCGCCACGCGGCACGCTGCCGGCGACCCCGCCATAGGGTCCGGAACTCCCGGCCATCGGAGCGTACATGGCCTGCTGCGCTTGCAGGATCGCGGAATAGTCCGACGGCGACACAATCATGCCGCCGCTGTCGTACCCGGCGACGCCACCCGCCGCGAATTTGCCCTTGCGCGCGGCCTTCTCAGTAGCTTTGCCGTAATCCACGGTTTTGAACCCCGCCGCAAGGCCCACGGCGCCGGGGTGCTTTTTCTCCACGTCTTGCGCAATCAATCCGATGCGCGTGCGCGGGTCGCCGTGCATTTTATAGCTGACGATATCCTGACCGTCGTACAGCTCGCCGATTTTCTTGACATCGGATTTCAGCCGTTTGTCGCTGAAGAAACCGCCCGGCTGCGTTGTTGTCGTGGTCGATCCCGACAGCGCGCCAGTCCCCTCAGCGATGTTCGCTAAAAACTGATCCACTTGGAACGGGTACGACTGTTGCTGCAAGAACTGCTGATATTCCGCCGTGTCTTGCGCCTGCTGCGTCTGTTGCTGCACTGTGCCGGCTGCCAACTGCGCATTCGCGCCCTGCAATCCCGCCGTCTGCGCGCTCGAACCCAACGCGCCCATCTCGGTCGCGGTGTTCGCTCCTTCGCCGTACGCCGTCTGTCCCAGCGCCGCCGCTTGCGCAGCGGTGTTGGCGCCTTCCCCGTACGCCGTCTGTCCCAGCGCCGCCGCTTGCGATGCCGTGTTGGCGCCTTCGCCATACGCCGTCTGACCGATGCTGGCCAGCTCGCTGCCCGCGCTGCCCAATGCCGCTCGATTGGCCTGCGCGGCGGCCAACCCGACGCCTTGCTGTTGCTGCGCAGTTGAGAGCGCCGTGTTGTATCCCTGATTGAGCAGGTTGGAATAGATGCTGGCGTTTGAGAGATTCTGTTGCTGCTCCAAATTCGCCGCCGCGATCCCCGTGCGGTCGCCGCCAAACGCGCCCGACGATATCGCCGTGCCCAACTGACCCGCTTGCTGTTGCTGATTGTTTTGGTTGAGCAACGCCGATTCCGAGCCCACGACATCCGACAAATACGGCGATAGGTATTGATTGATGTCCTGCGATGTCAACGCAGTGGGATTGACCGCTTGCCCCGACGCCGCCGCCAGACCCTCGGCGGTTTTGTTGACGCCACTGGTGCCCGCTTGCGCTGCGTTCAGATTGCTGGCCGCTGCTGCGTTGTACGCGTTCGTGCCCGCTTGCGCTGCACCCAGCGCCGAGGCCGCCGTGTTGTTGTACGCCGTGGTTCCCGCTTGCGCTTTGCCGAGCGTTCCCGTTGCTGCGCTGTAATACGGCTGCGCTTCGTTCGCGGCGGTGTTGGTGTTCGTGATTCCGGTTTGTTGCTCGGCGTTGACGGGTGCGACGAATTGACCGCTGTAATCTTTAAACGGTGTGTTGGCGGTTGCGTTCGCTTTCGCGTTGACAGAATTGTATTGGGCAAGGACGGATGGCGGAATTGATACCGTATTCGTTGACGTTGACGATTTACCTCCCACGTTACGCTCCTACCCCATGCCCCGGCTCAGCCTTCGCGCCATACAGAAAAAACGCGCCCGCTGGTTCACCGAACAATCGTTGATACAGCCGTACCTTGCCCGCCGTGCGCGTGCTTGACAGGATGCCCATAATGAGCGGCATGCCCAATTGATCGGCGCAGTGCTTGCTGTACTCCACCAGCTTGCGCGCCCGGCCGCCTTTGGCGGATCGATATTCAGGGTAGATGAAGACGGCGCGTTCTTCAATCACATCGGCAGTGCTATACCACATGCGGCCCAATCGAAGCAGCACCAAGCCTTGGATTTCCTTGGTTCCCGTTGGCCCGATGACAGGACACAGCCCGTGATCTTGGCAGAGCGCGGGCCAGATTTCTTTGGCCAACAGATCGGTGCTAGCGTTCAAGAACGAATTTTCCTCGCACGCCGTAATCGCCAAACGCATCACCTCAGCCATGTCATCGGTTGTGGCTAAACGGATGCTTAAGTTCTCGGCGGTGGGGTCAGTCACGTTTCGGTCCTGGCAATTTTTTAAGCGTATCCACAAGTTCCTTGCGCATGCGCAGCACGAATTTGTCTAACACCCGATGCCCGGTATCCATATCGCCGTTGCCGGCCATTCTGACCTGATCGGGGTGCAAGACGTATTCGCCGCCGGCCGCGACGATGGGGACGCCGGAGGACGCGCCGCCGTCCGCCTTCGGTGCGGGCGATCCATACACCCCACCCGACTGACCATAGGGTGCCGATCCCGCGCCGTAGGGCTCGCCGCCGAACATGCGGCGCATGTGGCGAAAGCCCGCCATGGTGTTGCCCTCTCCCATACCACTCACGATATCGGCAGGAATTACGTATGCACCTTCGGGAACATGAATCGGCAAATGATCCGTGCGCCCCGCCACGTGACTGTGAATCGGCCCCGTGTGCAGTTTCGGGCCATAGGTGCGATGCGGCGTCAGTTTCACGCCCTTCATTTCAACGGTTGAGGTTTCGCTCATGAATAGCTCATATCATGACCAACTCACTGCAATCACTTGGCCCGTGCCAGGAACCGCCAAAATGCCAAACGAAGTCGGCAGATTCACAAAGTAGGTGCCGACCACAGTCGGAATAACATACAACACACGCGCAGATGCACCCAGTTGATTTGTGTCGTAAACGTGTCCGACGGCGCTTCCCGCCGTAGTTACGCTCACCGATGCTAGTCGCCCTGCCGACGTTTTGCAAAGCGATGGCGCCGCCACGCCGGTGACAACGAGTTGTCCATTTACCGCCAAATACGTCTGCGTCAAGTTATTGACCGCGACGACCAGATTCTTGAGCGTCGTCAGGATGTCCGAGATGGACGCGCCGCCTTGGACGGGTGCGGGCTGACGGCCCGTTGCGTTGTTCACGGCGGGTTGCATCAGAATTTCCCATCCGGCGCGTATCGATAGCGCAGCGCGCCCGTGCGCCAGAAGCTGCCCAAGTCAGACGAACCGATGCGCACGCTGACCAGTCGTGCCCGCAGTCGCGTATTGAAATACTCAGTCGCTTGGGTCACTGTGTACGGCCCGAACACCTGCGGAGTGTCGCCGGGATAATCGGCGCAGTAGAACGTGATTTGCACGCTGGCGGTTTGAGCGGCGCTCACTTGTCCCCATTTCATGTCGGGCCACACCAGATCAATGAACGATTTATTGTCGCCTTCATTGATTGCGTAATAGCCCGTTTGGAAATACGAGACCATTGGAGAGCCTGCGGCATCATTGGATGTCTCGTGCTGGTAAAGGTAGTTGTAGGGGCCGACGTTTGATCCGTACGTCGCACCAATCGGTGGACCCAAGATGGATTGGTCTATCCATGCCGTGCGATTCAGCGCGCCGTAATCCCATGTACCCAAGGCTATGTTGTATTTGACATAGAGATCGTTTTCGCCCGTGCCCGTGCTGACCGATGCGATGGATGGATAGAACCATTGAATCTCGTTGAACAACGAATTAACAGCCACGCGAATGTTGTTTCGATACGGGTTCGCTTGTCCATTGAGGAATTGCGGCGTGATGTTTTGAAATACCCGATCCCAAACGCTGCACGGAAGCGGCGTGACGCCCGAACTGGATAGAATGAAAAACTGCGATTGCCCCATCCAATACTCAATGCCGTTCACAAACGCGGCGGCTTTTGGCGCGATGAGCCCGCAACCCGTGCCAATTTGGTTGAACGAGTACACATACGGAGGTCCGATATACTGCATGGACCAAGCATCCACGTCCGTATGCACGATGGCTTGTTGTGGACCCTGAACGCATCCGACGATTTGCGATCCCTTGGAAATACGGAACGATCCGGCCTGATTGGCAACCGTTGGAATCCACTGATTGAAATTGCCGACATCGCACCACGAAATCAATAAAGGATCGGGAATGCCTGTCTGGGTAGAGCCCCACGCGATGAGTTGTCGCTGAGGCATAGCGACAAAGATACCCGCGTTCGTGGTCGGCGCATTGGCGATGACTTGCGCTTTCAACATGCCGGGAGACCAATAAAAAATTGGGCTATAAGACGGAAAAATGGTTTGCGGACATGCGATCAACTCTTGTCCGAAATTATCCAGCGTCCAACTTTCGGTGTTTTGTTCGGTTCCATAGTTTGTGTAATAAATTGTGTATTCCAATGCATAACCGTATCCATTCGCTTGTGCAATAGCTGGCCCTAAAATAGTAAAATTATTGGCGTCTATTAAAGACTGGATCACGTAATTGCCAATCGGCAAGACAACTTGTGCCGCCGAAATATCAATTTCACTTTGAATCGGAAACGAATCGCCAACCCCGTATGTGTAATTGGGTAGATTTACCGTAACTACATTGGAATTTATTACCATTGAATAAAGGGGAAACTCGATGGTTGTAGACGTAGATGTGGCGGGTGTTAACTCGCCAAGTATGTTTGTAGCGGCAATCGTGTAGGTATTATCGGTATTATGGCCGTCAGGATCGCATGCGTATTGACCGTACAAAACAAGGCCGCCAATTGAGAATTGAGTCTCAATGCAAACGACCATTGAATTATTAACTAAAGTGATATTTGGATCTACAATGATGATATACGGGCTTCCATTGAGTGATGAAGCCACTAAGTCAGTATAGACACCAAATGATTGACGGATATTGGGGGAAATGTCGGTATCTATTGCTTGATTCGTGACGATTGTCAAAAACCCCTCGCCGCCTACCGCCAGATGCGCCTGCGCGTTCAAATCCTCCCACGCCCACAATTGCCGGATCACATTCGGAAAGGTCTGCGGCGCGTACAAAATATACTGAAGCCACCCGCCCAGTTTCTGCACCAACCCGAGTCCGTTGGCGTCATAGAAAAACCGAATCAGTTGCGACTGCGATATCCCGGAGTTTTCATTGAGCGCGGGTGTTTCGTTGGTATCAGTTCCCGGCACCAGCTTCATGACGGCGTGTGGCATACCTCACCGAGTCTGCGTCGCCGAGGTCGGCGTGGAATACCCAGACCATGACGAGCCTTCTTGTTTTTTCTGATTCTCTTTCGGGATCGCACCCAACCGAAGCGCTTGATACGCTTTTTCGTACGAGAGACCCATGTCCGCACTATCCGACGTTGCGCTGAAATTGCGCTGGAACGCCGAGACGTAAATCATGCTCGCCATCAACAGCATGTCGGGATAATAGGTTGATATATACGTGCTGGCCGTATCCGCGACACCTGAAACGGCGTATTTATATAGCGACGGCGGCACGACGGTTCCCGTGACGCGCAGCGTGTAACCATAGTTCGGTGCCGGTCCCAAAAGAATATTGGTGTTCGTGTTGTACGCACCCGGTGTTGGCGTTGCCGCAAACGTGTCGCCGTACATCGCGTAATACTTCGGCGTGCCCGCACTGTAAAGACCGCTGTACACGTTCTGAATGAATTCCTTGCTGACCGGCAAGAGCGGCGTCGCGTTCACCACTTGCGCGCCGTTGATCTGTGCGATTTCCAACGTTTGCACGGTGAAAAAATCGTCAATCGGCAACGCAAACACGGGTTGTCCCGCCGTCAGCGCGTAAGTGTTTGATGTCTGCGACGGCAAGATGTCCAAGTCGCGGGCGATGCGCTGCTCCGCGTAGTTGAGCATCTGTTGCACGATGCCCTGCAGCGGCGCGTCGTTGAACTGCCAGACGCCCGCGTTTTCGCTGGTGAGCGCAACCGCCAAAATGCCGATCTGTTGCACGTACAGGTTATACGTGAGCGGATTCGTGTTGGCGGTCACGGCGGATATTCCGTAAGAGTGCCGCCGATCACTTCGTCAATTAGCAACAAGTCATCCGGCGTCACGCGATGCGCCGGAATCGACAACGGATACGGCACGCGGCGGATGTGCTGGAGCGCGTTGATTTGCAGTGCCGAGCAAATCCAGTGGCCGTCCTGATGGTTGTCGCGGCCCAAGATGAAATCCACGATGTCCCATTTGCCGTACGGCGTGCCGATCTTGGCTCGAAGCGCCGCTTCCCAGCCAGCGTACTCGGCAGGTGTGCACTCTAGCGTCACGACCGTGCGTCGCTTCCACCGTTCGTATCCTGCGGGCCGTATATGCGTTCCAGCGGGTTGGCCGCCCACGTAATCACTACGGGCACCCAAGAGGCGTCCGTCCGCTAGCACGGCGTCTACGTGGCTGTAACCGCCAAATCCTTGGCCATACCACGCGATCAGTCGTGAGGACAGCCCCGCGCCCAATACGAACTGGTGGCGGATTTGCGGCACCTCACTTCGCGGCGAGTAGCGCCGTGGCCTCGGTCTGGATGATCTGCGCCAGCGCCTTCAGTTCGTCTTGCGCAATCGTCGGCAACGCGGCCAGCACATCCACCTCCAATTTCGCCACCGAGGCCAAGATGTTCACCTCGTTCGGGTTGGTGGAAATTGAGGTCAGGAACGTGATGAGCTGCGGCAGGATCAGTTTCGCGGTGTCCTGCTTGGCAATCGCAATGAGCGGGGCCAAAACAGTGGAAATGTTCGTGGTCATGATGGGTCCTTTTTGGTGGGTTCGGCGGGGACAACCGAAACGACTTTGGTAGCCAGCGTATCCAGCTTCGCCATCGTATCGGCGTGATTGTCCGCGTTAGTTTGCGTGAGGCGCGTGTTTTCGTCTAGCTTCGCCGAATTGGCCCTAGAACGGAAATACGCAGCCAGCGCCGCCAATAGCGCGCCCAAACTGCCAATCGCGCCTGCGATTGCCGAGATGATTTGCGGGTCCATGTACCATTTCATGCGGGCACTCCTTGAGCAATTGGAATCAGCGAGCCGGTCAGCGGCACATCGGCGAATACTTGGCGCACGTAATTCTGCGTCTCGGTGGGCATGTCCGAAAACGCTTGGCCCGACGCGATCCAGCGATGCACGTTGCCCTCGCCCCAGTCGTACGCCGCGACGGCGAGCTGCCAGTCGCTGAAACGCGCGTCGCAATGCGACAGCAATTCGGCGGCCGTCGCCACGTCATTCGGAATGGACCGACCCGCGTGCGGAAAATCCTTGGGGTTCAATTGCATCATGCCGACGCAGCCCGCCGAGGATATTTCGGTGCCATTGATGACCTCGGGACGCCACGAGCATTCTTGGAAGGCAATGCGCACCAACAGATTTCTAGGAATAGAGTAGTGATCTTCCGCGCCGTTGAGGAGCGACAGATACGGGCCTGCGCCATCCAAATAGTTATCGGCCACGATTTAACGCCTCCATCTTGTTGCGGTACTCCTTCAATTCCTCTTTCACGTCGTCCTGATTTTGAATGACGTGACTCATGTTGGCTGCCAACACCTGCGTCTGCGTATCCAAGCGCTGCATGATGTTGCGCATGTCGTGGCGAAACGTGGAATTCGCTTCCTCGGATGCCTTCTGTGCTTTCTGCTGATCGGAGACCAATGATCGTACTTCGTTCACAGCCGATAACCTCCGTTCGAGACGCATCAGCCAGCCGACGATGCCGACCACGCTGCCACCCAACGCCACCAAAATCGTCGCCAATGCACCTGCGTATTCTTCAAGATTCATCCTGTTTTCCAGATAGCGCCGGTCCAGTAGCCTGACCATGATCCGTAGGCGGTGCTGATGAGGTAGGTTGCGGAACCGTCAATGGTACCGCTTGCCGGGGTAATCGTGATGTTGTTTGTGGCGGCATCGCCTTTGACATCGCTGATGGTAATCCGATGTCCTGGAGCAACGGTAACGTAAAGTGCAACCGAAGTTGATTCCGTTATTATTTTATTGATGCCGACATTGCGGTCTGTACAGAACGTTTGCACAAGTCCTGAGGCGGTGATAATACGAGTTTGCCCAAGGCCGCAAATATTCCATTGCGTTCCGTCAAAAAAACAAAGACCAGCATCCGAGGTTTGGCTAAAAACAGGTGACGTTATTTCATTTGGAAGCATGGCAAACGCGGGCTGCGCGCCGCTAGGCAATGGCGGAACCACGGCCGACAAACCAGATGGGCCAGTAGGTCCGATAGCGCCCGTTAAACCCTGTGGACCGCTCGGCCCAATCAATGCCCCCAATGCGGCGATCTGCGCCGTTGTCACGCGCACCGATGTGCCCGCTTGTACGGCCTCCATTTGTTCATCGCCCGTGATGGCAATCGCTTGGGTGAGCTGAGGAATCGTTGATGTCGCCATTACGGACCGTTCTCCAGTTCCAAGTAATCGGTCCCGTCTTCCAGCAAAAACACCCCTTGGCCGTTCTCGGTCTCAAAGAAATAGCCGGCCACGTTCTGGCACGTCTCCAAATCCAACATGCCTGAACCATTTTCCAGCAAAAATACACCCGTGCCGTTTTCTAGCGCGAAGTAACACTGCTGCGCAACCGGCATCGGCGGCATCGGATTCAACGTCGGCCCGTTGATCTTCGGAATCTGCAAGAAACCGCGCGGCAAACCGATCTTGCACGTGATGATGCGCGTCGTCGGCGTCAACAGCGCGGCCGACGGAATGGACCCGTACGTCTGATACGTAAACGCCATTGCCGTGATCGGATTGACTGAATACGCGCCACACGCGGCGGGATTGGCAAGACCTTGAATCACGACTTGGGAATCCGGTTGCAGGCCGTGCGCCTTGGAGCACGTGACTTGCACGGTTGCGGTGTTGTTTGAGGTCACCGACAAAATCGACAACGGCACGCCGTAGGGCACCGCATCCGACAGCGGCGTCACCGCGCGCTGATCCAGTCCCGGCCGCTCGCCAAACGGCGTCGTCACGCGGTTGTGGCAGTCCTGCGTGATGCGTAGCGCCGTCTGCGGTATCGGAATGCCGGTCACGGGGTCAATCACATCCGGTTGCGAGGTGCCGCGATAATCAATTTCCGCGCCGTCAAAATCTTCAACGCTAGGGTAGAACACGGGCACCGGATCGGCGGGTAACGTGATTGCGCGCAATTGTTCTTGCGGTATGTCAAGACAACGTTTGCATACCAGCTTGTACGTGTTTTGGATCGCCGCTCCGCGCCACTGAAACTGAAAAATGAGGTCAACGCGGTTGTACCATTCGCCGCAGCGCTGACACACGCCAAACGCCTGCGGGTTGACCGATGAGGCTCTGGCGCGACCGGCTTTAGACGCGTATCCCATGCGTCACCTAAAATATCCGCCGATCATCGGCGACACATACACCTGCGCCGTTTCAATATTCTGACGGCTGGCGATCCCGTAGGCTTCGTCCGCCAAGGGTTTCAAGATCGGCGCTTGCGCGGGTGCCCATGACAGCGCCAAGCGATACGCCAGCGCAAACGCGAAGGCTTCCAAGAAATAATAGGGCATCTCAACGCTTTGGCCGTTGTCAAAGTTCGCATCTTGGGATTGGCGCAATCGATAGTATTTGAACGCGGCCTGCTGCCCGTTCGGTACGGGCCACACCGTCACGGTCGGTTGCAGCAATCGATCCATCCAAAACACCGTGGGCGCGCCTTGTTGCGCCTTATTGCCGTAGCTCGCATATTCCGAGCGGCTGATCGGCAGCATGATGCGGTCAATCTGCTGCGTGTTTTGAATCAGCGTATAATACGCATCCAGCATGACGATGGTGTTTGACGGCACGGGATAGGTCCCACACCCTTGCGACAGCGGAATGATCTGCAAATCCACCTGCCACAGATTGACGCCATCGGCGCTCCATCGACCGAGCACCATTCCTGATGCCATGCGCGCGGTTTGAAAATGCTGCTGCGTGAGCGCGGTGGAGCGAATGAGGCACATCTCATAGGCGTACAGCACCAGCTCGCCCATGGACGGCGAGAAGTTATACGTGCCCGATGTGGCGGGGACGCTCACGCGGCCTCAGTTGACACCGACGGTTCAATCGGTGTGGTCATCAATTTCAAATTCTCGCGGAATCGAAACTCTTGCGGGTCCAATTCAATCGCTTTGCGTACGTGGTCAATCGCGATGTCCTTCCATCCCAAGTTCCACGCTGCGATGGATGCCAAATCATGCGGCGTCGAGCCCCACACAGCGGGGTCAACCGTGTATACCTTCTCCTTGGTGATGATGGAGAGACACATCAGCGCCGCGCTGAAACACTCGCTCCAGCGTTTTAAGTGATGGCACAGCATCGCCAATTCACACCACGGCTCGCGCGTGTCGGGCGCTTCGGCAGCGGCACGCCTAAGCCACGTGAGCGCCGTCCAGGGATCGCCCAATTCTTGATGGCACTTGGCAATTACGCGCATTGCATACGCGCGTTCATTGATCCACGTGGCGCGCGGCAATTCCAAGTAGCGCTTCGCCTCGGTAATCGCGGTCTGCCATTGGCTTTTGAACGATAGTTCTCTTGCGTAGTAAAACGCATTGCGCGGGCAATGGGGATCTTCCTCCACCGATGCACGCAGCAAGTCCAGATATTGCGCGCGAGACTTTGACGGGTCGGGTTTGTGCACGACCAAGAGTTTATCCGTATGCGCCCACACCTCGGGTGTGCGGTCGGGAACCACGAATTCGTGGCACGGGTGATGCCACCTGAAACCGTGGCGCGCGTGAATTTTTTCGTACTGAAATTGAATGCCCGCGCCCCAGTCAAATCCATAGCGCAAACGATTGGTGCCCGGCACCCACACGCGTTCAATTTCCTCACGCCAGCCGGGCTGCAATACCTCGTCCAAATCCAACGAGACGCACACGTCTACATCGTCGGGGAGGAGCGCAAGCGTTGCGTTTCGTGCATCGTCGAACCGCCACGGTTTGATACGGATGTCCACCACAAATACGCCCCACGATTGCAGGATTTTGATGGTGCTGTCGGTTGAACCCGTATCGGCGACAAAAATCAGATCGGCGTCTTTCGCTGAGTCGCAAAAACGCGTCGCGTGTTTTTCTTCGTTGAGCGCGATGGCGTAAACAGCGATTTTCAAGCGATCCGATTTCACGGCAAATTGCTCGGCCGATAATTTGGTTGATTCGTCGGCGTGCCGTACGCTTGCGTGCCGGCGGTGAAAGCGGGTTGGATCGTTGCGCCGTACACTGAATAAGCGAACGTATTGTCTTGCACGGACCACAATCGATGGGTTGTTTGCACATACGTCATGCTAGTGATGAGTTTGTTGACGTTTGCCGTAGTGGCTGAACTTGTTCCGGTGTAAACCGTGTAATCTTCGGGCTCAACCTGAATCACGGCAGGCATCACACCGACATAATTCGCTGAAAACGAGCCAAACGCTGGCAATGTCCCCGCGTATGAACCGTCTGGATTTAATCCGATGTAAGCCAACATGGCGCCGCTCGGATGCGCGCTGCCCGGCGTGAATGTATTGACAAAAATATCCGCTTGAGTAAACGCAATTCCTTGCGATGCGTTGAGCGTTGCCAAATATCCAGTCCATGTTCCTGCGTCTTGCTCGCCCGTTGTGCCCGTGATAACAAACGTAAAGCAGCCGCCGCCCATAGTGTTCGGAAAAGACGTTTTTTTCTGTTGCAAGAATTTGAAATAACCCGCGTAATAGTTTTGATAACTACACACGTTTGCGCTGCTCGTGTTACCGGGCGTTGCCGGTCCTTGGTTGAACGTGGCGGATGTCTCGTCATTGTTGCCAAAGTACTCAATTAATCCACATTGATTAAGGGTCTGTCCCGCATAGTTGTTGCTGGATATTTTCCACCATGTTGTATTGGTCACGGCGTTGCCGGTATTGCCCGCTTGGATGCTGCAATAAATGCTGCCACCGGAACTGACCAATGCGCCCAAACCATAGGTGGTTCCCGATAGGTATGCGGTAGCGGTCGGCAATTGATACAGCGCGAGCGCTTGAATCATATTGCAGATCGCTTGCACGCATGCCGGGTCCCACCATGCGTTCATCAAAAATCCATAATCTCCCGCTGCTGGCGAATTGTAGCCGTAGAACCCGATGCCGCAATAACCGCCAGAATACTTGTACAGGGTGTAATTGGTAGATGAACCAGAGCCAAACGAGTTTGCAATCGTGATGCTGCCACCGCAATTTAAAATATAGTTTGGAACAGAGCAATTATTTGTTGGCGCTGATCCCGCAATCGGACTGCCCCATATTTGAATAGTGTTGATGAAAATTCCCAAATGCGTACCGGGACAATAAGTTTGCAGAAGGTTAAACACCGCGCCGATTTGCGTTGTAAAACCAGTGAAGTTACCTGTTCCCGCAACAGCATGCGCTGGGTTATTGTCAATCGCTGAGCCTTGGTCCAAATCAGCCCATTGACGTTGCATAACAAACCCCTTTGCGGGGTGGCTAACCAGTGTTTTGATCCAAGTCAGATCGTTGCTTGTGCTGGCTTCATTGGTAATGCCGTACTGAGGCACGATTGCGTAGTCGCCTGGGTTGAATTTATAGACGGCTCCAGCCGTATTGATTGTGTAGGCAGCGCTTCCGACCGCGCTTTGCGTGTAACCCGCAGCAATCGCAATTGCTTGGACGGTGGATGTGGTATTGATCATGATCGGCGCTGTGTATGGCGTGCTTGAGGTTGTCGGTGTTGAGCCATTGGTCGTGTAAAAAATAGACGCGCCCGCCGTGGCGCATGCAATCGTGATCGTCTGTGACACCGAATACGAACCGGCAGCCGGCGTGAACGTCGGCGTTGCGGCGGCAGTGGGTGCCGAACCTGTGACGGTGATGGAAAACAGTTTTTGCGTGGTCGCGCCGGTTGAGTCGGAAACCTGCACCATAAACGCATCGGTTTCGGCGGTTGATGGCGTCAACGAAATGACACCCGTGCTGGAATTGATAGCCCACGCGTTGGCCGATACGAATCGAGACACGATGGACCACGTATACGGCGGCGCGCCGTTGGTTGCGTTGATCGTCGCGGTGTACGCCGTGCCGGTGACGGCACTTGGCAGCGGGGTGTTCGTTGAAATGCCGACCGTCGCGTTCGTCGGGTTATACAACAGGAGCCACGTGGCGCCGTTGCTGTACACGGCCCCCTGATCGGTCGTGGCCGCGTACAGGTTGGGGTTCGCGACCGCAGGCGGCAGCGTGGCATACGTGAATGTACCCGCAAGCACGGGAACCGAAGCCGGTGCGTCAATAGCGGTCCATACGATACCGTTTGAGAACTGCAGCCCTTGATCGGTTGTGATCGCGACGAAACCGTTCCAGAGCGACGGTGCGGGCAAATTGGTGAAATTCGTCACGATGGGCAACAGATTTGGCGTTGCCGAGAGTCCCCACGCCGTGCCGTTCCAAAGGGCAAATCCGGAATCCACCGTGTACGCCAGCGGATACGTCCCGGTCGGAATCTGCCCCGACGGGTATTGCGCTTGGAGCGTCGCGAACGTCGCGAAACTGCCTAAAAAGCTCGTGATGAGGGTTTGCGTACTGCCGGGCGCGCCAGTCGGACCCGTGGGACCGGTCGTGCCTGCGCCGCCTGGAGGGCCTTGGGGACCCGGTACACCGACTTGGACGTTGAAGCTCATCGCGAAAATCCTTGGGTTTCCATGGAAACCGAATATACGTGAAAAATCAGGGCATCGTCACTGCGGGTGACACGGTGACAAGGCCGGATAAGAGGCGCGTCACTTGACCGCCCGCGCTGGTGAGCAAGAGGTCATAGACCCCTTGCCACCATGTAAACGTCTCGGTATCTGACGCAGATATGGTGAGCGTGATGGACCCGGCCGTGCCGCCTAAGACCAGATCGGCGGACGCGTCATACAGCACAGCCGGGGCCAACGGGAACGCCTTGATCTGCATCTGCGCCGTGTAGCCCGTGAGGTCCACGGGCGGCGGCGTTGTCTGCCCCGCTGGCGTGCATCCGCATTGGCCGTTGAGCCAATAGAAAATGCGCTCGTAGGTCGCGCCTTGATTGATGCAGAGGTTGAACGCGTCCGTCCCGTTGAATACGGCACTCACGCGGGCGCGCTCGGCTTGATCGCTTCCATGGTCACAACCAAGTCCGTGACGGCATCTTTGAAAAACTGCGCTGCAAAGATTTTGTATTCGTCGTTTCGAGCGTTCAAATCGGGCAACAGATTGTGTCCCCACGTGCAAGCCCAGTGGCAGCGGTAGCCGTGCGGGACGTGCACGCTGTCAATATGCGGTGCATTCGTTGCGCGCCAATTCGGGTCCAAGTAGTAAAACGTGAATTCGGACAACGGCTCCTTGTGCGTGGGATCACCATAGAATCGATTGGACCCCCAGTACGGAAACGTTAACGTGCACTTTCCACCCGGTACCGTGATGCGCCACAGCTCGTTGAAGAAATGCACGCGTTCCCATCGGTCGTTCAGGTTCGTCAGGTGCTCAATGAAATGCGAGCAGTGCGAGACGCCCACGCTGTTGTCCGCGAACGGCCACGGACCGCCGCGAAGATCGTGCACGATGTCCACGTTCGGGAACGCGATGGCGTCCACGCCAATATAGCCGGGTTTTTTGTTGATGCCACAGCCGATATCCAGAGAGATGGGATCGGGAGCGGTGGGGCCTTGAATCGCGGCGTTGATGTCCATGTTGGCTACCATACGAAATCCTTGATACCGAATGCACCTGTAATATCAATGTGGCCGACGCGCACCGAGCAATCAATGGCGCATCGATAACCGTATTTGCGCGCGTCCGCCCAAAACGCTAGGTCTTGAGTTGCAATGCCGTTGCCGTCTTTTCCATTCAACGTGCGAAACCACGGACGCTTCAATCGTTCGTCTTTGAACATGGGCAAGCGCCACAGATTGAAGCCCATGCCGGTCCCGCAGCATTCCACCAGACCGCCCTCAAGGTCGGGCAATTGCGGTCGGAAATTCGGAATCGGATCGCGCACGTCACCCCATATCTGACTACACCCTTGGGGTCCTTTACAAAAATAAAGTCCACCGATGCATGCCAATTCCGGATGCTGCTCCATGCGTTCAACAAGTTTGATGACGCCATCAACTGGCGGTATGTTGTCGTGCTCAACCGTTAGGATGTATTCCCAGTCTTTCAACTGCGGATGATTGAGCACGCTTTCAATTGCCGTGGAGTACGCCACTCCCACTTCATCACCGAGGGCCGCGATTTTAGCAACGCCGTTGTTAGGAGGAAACGCCAAGTTCCAAAGCGACATCATGACTTTCACCGAAATCATGTCGGCACTGGGAATGATGACCACAATGCGCTGCGTGTGCCAACTCCCGCCCCGCTGCAATCGTGACACCGTTTCGGGCAAGTTTTGCGCGTGGTGTCCGGATAAATCGGTGACGACTAATTCAACTTTGCTCATTTGGTCCACGCGATAGTGGCAGTGTTGGTCTGTGCAGGATATTCCAAAAATGCCGCTGCCACCGTAATAAATAAATCGCTGCCATTCGTCGTGGTAAACGTGCCCGCGATGCTGCCGTAGCCGGTAATTTCCATGTGCTCAGCGCGGGCAACCGTTTGCCCCGAGCCGCCGATGGCGGCCCACAGTGGATTGATGCCGACAAACCCGGTGCCTGCCGCAGGAGCGCCATGCGAATTTCCAGAGCCCGTGGAATTGAACGAAATGGCGAACAAATGCGCGGGCAAATTCAAGACCGCGATGGAGCCGCTGGTAATTGCGTCCGCCGCTGCTCCAGGACCGTTCTGATTTTGTCCCGCGCTGCCGAGAAGCGTCCCGATCCCTGAATATTCGTTTGCAAAAATGCCGTTGAACAAACCGCCCGTCGCGGATACTTGGGTGGGTCCGCCCAGGATGGCTTGTGCGTAATACACCTGCAATCCGGCGGCGTACGCCGATGCCGAGCCCGCTGCGATGTACGTGTTGCCGTTGGTATCGGTGATCGTCGGCGTGTTACTCGCTTGACACTGCACGGCAACGATCATGGAATTACCGCCCGCGACGGTCAGCGACGGTGCCACAAGCGTGCCGACTTGAGAGGACGTTGAATTTTGCGACGATTGGACGTAACTGCCGGGCATTACGCATTAATCCAGTTGATACACCCCTGATACTTGGGAGGCGCGGAGGTGAGCGGCGAAATGGTTTGCATGACGGACGACAAAATGCCGTAGTCGTACGATGGCGCGATATCGTAATAGATGTTGATTGACTGAAACCCCGCCGCGACGATGCCCGGCAGATAGCCGGTGCCTGCGCTTGATAATTGATTCGTCGGATCGTAGAACAGATACTGAAATCGGGGATCGCTGTACGCCGTTTGCAGCATCGTTGAATATGATCCCGAATAACTGGAAAAATCGTTTCCCGATTCATAGCCGATGAGCGGCAAGTTGGGCAGTCCAAAACCCGCGATCTGCGATTTGATCCAGATCGTTTCCTGTTCAACGTAGCCGATGAATCCCAGCGGGCTGCAACTGGATAGGGTTGTGCCGTTGACCACGTTGCCATACGCCAATTGGAAATAGGCACCCACCGGATCGCTCTGCGCCAACACATAAGTCTGATCGCTGGAACTGATAAGTCCCGAGCCGTTGTTGGGATTGCCGCCGCCATTGAAATACGGTGCAAATAAATAAGCGCCGATGTGGTGTTGATAGGCTGGCGTGCCGCCAACACTGACGTTCATCGAAACGCTGAGATAATACGAACCGGTTCCACCCGTGGAAGTCGCCGTGAATTGGGAACCAATGCCAATTACAACGCGGCTCGCAAATTGCGATCCATACACGGCATACCACGCATCACCAATTGTCGCGCACATATACCCGTTGTATTGCTGCGAGGTGGTCAGTCCCGTACCCAATCCTTGCGCGTAATACCCTGCAAAATGATATTGAGTGAACGTTGCATTCCATATCTCGTTGGAGAATTCCACGAGGCATTTTTGGCCGGTGTTGTTGAGCCCAGTGAACTGCGAAAGCTGCGAGCCCGCGCCGTTATAAGCCATGTTGGCCACGCCATTTATGTACGTGGAATCCGCCGTGATCGGATAGCAGTAATGCGCGTCGCTATTGGCTTCCACGCAAAATTGAAAAAACACTTCAACGGGTACGCCTTTCAATGTTGCATACGAGAAATCGCCGGGCAGTGATCGATTCGCCCAGCCTTGATTCGCAGAGTAATACGCTTGCGCGGAATTCACGTTGACGAATGCGACATTGGTCGTCACGGCCGAGCCGAAATAGACGTAGATCGAGTTCCAATTGACCGTGCAATTGGTAACGACTTGGCCGCTGGTAAACGTCACGGTGAGATTCGTCAACGACACGCCGGTCCACGCAAACGGCGCGGGTACGTTCAAGTTTGTCCACAGTACAGCGGCCAACTGGCCGTAATACATCGTGGGGGCACCGCTTGCGTTGATCGTGATCGGCGTGCCGCCCGGTGTTGCCGAGACGGTGACATACGAACCGGTGCTGGTCACGATGTAATATACCGTGTTGATGGCGATCTGACCCGCGCCCGTGCCGACGGTCTGCGAAAAACTGACCGGCGCATTCGCGCTGAATACGCTACCTTGGACCACGGGGAATGCGAATCCGGAACCAGAACCCGAGCCTATGATGGCGTTAGACGCCGATAGCTGATCGCCTGCCGAATAGCCCACGCCGTTGGTGGTCAACGTTGCGGAACTCACGGTTCCGGACGAACCCACCACAATCGTCGCAACCGCGCCCGATCCCGTGCCGCCAGTCAAGGATATGTTGGTATACGTGCCAGCCGTGTAACCCGAGCCTTTGCCGGCCGTGGTCAACAACCCCATGACCATGAAGTTATTCGTAAAGCCGATATGCGAACTGCCGCTATTCGTCGTCGTTGAAGTACTCGTTAACTGGCCGCCGAACTGCATCGGCGGCGTCACATTGTTCGTTTGCATCTGGTCCATGCAGCGAAAGCGTGCAAAAGGGCCGTCTGCCGCCAGATACAGCGGATTGGTCTGCTCGCCCGCGTCATAGGAGGATGTATATGCGGCGGGCACCAACGACATCGCGCGGATGTAATTCACGCTGTCAGGCAGCGCGCTGATGGTCGTTTTGATGCCGCTGGATGACGGTGTGGTCACGTTGATGGTGAAAAAATACGCGCCCGTACCGGTTGTGGTTGCGGTGTTCCCCGAGATGGAATATCCGCCGCCCGACACGAACGCCAAGCTGTTGTTATCCACGGCCCCTGAGAAATTGATTGTGCCTTTGCCCGTGAACCCGATGCGCCATTGGCCCGGTGGAAACTGATACGTCTGCGAGCCGGATGGGCCGGTGCCGATGTTGACGAACGAATAGCATTCAATGCTGCCGTAGTTCGTGATGCCGTCCAATCCTAAGAGCGATTTGACGTAGCCATTCGCATCGGCGTTGAGGTTGCCCCAGCCGTTGGATGGCGAATTGGTGTACCAGCACGAACTCGGTCCTAAGTTCGTTTTGTAGCCGCCATTGCTGGAACCCGACGTGGTGCTGTCGTTGGATGCCTGTTTGTAGGCGTTCAAATACGGGATGCTGGAGGCGTAGTAATTGAGTCCCGACAAATTGACGCCCAGATAATTCGTGGTCACGGGCGGTGCGCCTGAGTCGGGCACGACAACGCTGCCGCCCGCTTTGACGACAAACCCGCCCGCCACGGCGACGTGCATCAGTAATTCCTAAAGATCACGGGGAAGTTGCCGGCTTGGCCGCCCGTGCCCGTCGCGACCAAATTGGATAGCGCAATGGTTTGCGCCGTGCCCGTGATGGACGCGGATAGCACGCCTTGACTTGAAATGTTTTTGGATGCCGCGTAGGTGCTGCCGAAATCACCATATTGATTCACGGTGTCCTGCACGCCGTAGATCATCTGAATCGTGTTGCCCAGTTGCGTCGTCGCGGTGCCGATGCTGGAATTGTTCGTAGTAGATAGCTGAAATCCGATCCAATATTCGCCCGCCGAGAGCGAACCCGCGATGGGAAACGAGATGTTGCGACCGCCCGTGAGGTTGGCATATCCCGATGAGTTGGACGCCCATGTGTACGTCGTGGTGCCGAACGCGCCAATAATGGGTGACAGCGTAGAGCCGTTGAACGAGTATATCACCAAGCCCGATGAGATGTTGAGGTCCGCCGTGTTGGCGTTCGCGGCCGATTGCAGCGCGAATACGGCCGGCACGTCCACGCGCGAAAAGGTCACGGGGTTGTCGAGTTGGATATAGCGGAACGTGGCGTTTGATTGCGCTGTGAGCGCCTGCGACGATACCTGACCCATCGGCCACAAATCTTGCCGCGACAACAACGTGGGTCCGATGTTGATGGTGTTGCCCGCCGTGCTCACCATGCCGCCGTTAACGCCCGATATGGATGACGTGGCTGGCCCAAGGATAGAGATTGATGCGCCGCCCGTGCCGGTCGCTTGCGAGAGCGACATCGCGCCGACAGCCGCCAGCGCCACGCTGCCGGAATTGAACGTGCCCGTATTGCCGGTGGTGTTGCCGCCCGTGGACACACCGAATGCCACGCCGCCCGCGCCGCCGCCGGAGCCCGCGCCCGAGATCACGACAATGTTGCCGGTGACGCCCACGGAGACGTTGCCCGCGCCTGAGAAACTCAAAGCCCCTAACGAAGTGGCGCCTGAGCTGGATTGCGTGGTGTTACCGACCGCATACAAGGACTGCGAAAGAGCGGTTGATCCCGGCGCGGAAATGATGAGCGTGTTGGCCGACCATCCTAACGAAATGATCCCCGCGCCCGACAAATTGAGTGCGGACTGTGCATACGTATTTGATGACGACCCGCCGGTGGTGTTGGAGCCCGACAGAATGACGCCGCCAGTCGTGATGCCCGCAGCGGTCGCGCCGTTGATAGAAATCGTCGCGCCGTTGGAATTCGTCGCTTGCGACAGCGTGATGTTGGAGCCGCCGACGAACGCGAGCTGCGACCCCGTGAGTCCCGTCGTACCGCCTGAGTTGCCGCCGGAGACACCCGCCGAGAATCCACCACCGCCGCCTGCGCCGCCGACGATGGCGATGGTGTTGGACGTTTGCGAGAGCGTGATGTTAGCGCCGCCGTAGAAATACGCGGTGCCGTTCGAGATGATCGTGGGCACGCCCAGCGTGTTGCCGCCGATGGACACGGCAGGACCGGTGCCCGTGGGTCCGGTGGGGCCGCCAAGGCCGGTCGGTCCCGTGGGGCCGTTCGCGCCTAATAGGCCGGTAGGACCCGTGGGGCCGCCAGGGCCAGTCGGGCCGCCCGGTCCGGTCGGACCCGTAACGGATAGTCCCGTGGGGCCGGTCGGGCCGGTCGGGCCGTTTGCGGGGCCGGTGGGGCCGGTGGGGCCTATCGGGCCACCTGACGGTCCAGTCGGTCCCGTGGGGCCGTTGGGGCCGCCGGACGGGCCAGTGGGGCCAAGCGCGCCCGTGGTGCCCGTGGGACCGGTGGGGCCGACGCCGCCGCCGTTGCCGGTGGGGCCGGTGGGGCCGGTGATGCTGGGACCCGTGGGACCCGTGACGCCATTGGTGCCAGCGATTCCGGTCGGACCGGTGGGACCCGTGGGGCCGTTATTGCCTGCAAGTCCCGCCGCGCCTGTGGGGCCGGTCGGACCTGTCGCGCCGCCGCCAGGACCTGTGGGGCCGGTCGGACCCATGCCGCCGCCCAGCGCGGCGATCTGCGCCGCGGTCAGGCTGTAATTCGCGCCCGCGCGGGCGATGGGGATTTCGTCGCTCGGTTGCGCGGGACCACCAGGGGCAAGGTCTGAGATTTTCTCGTTAGCCATCGGGCACGTCCGGGGTAATCTCGGCGCGACCCTCGGCGCGACCCTGCGCGAGTTTCGTCTCGCCCAATTTCTCCACCAAGCCGTCCGTCTGGCGCTTGACGGCGGAGAGCGCGCGCCCGTTGCGCGCGGAGATGACGCCGACAATCGCCGTGCCGATGGCCGCGATCAAGGCCGAGACCGCGCCGATGAGTTGAACGATTTCGGATGGCGTCATGTCACGAGGTCGGAATCGGCGCGATCGGATTCGCAGTAGTGTGCGGTGGATAGCGAACGGAATCAACCGCAATGATTCCGTAATTGTACGGATTGGTTGTGACAATGGGATTCGTTACTAACGCGGGCTCTGATGATGCTGTGGTTCCCGAATTCCCATTTGGAGCAAAATAAACAAACTGATGAGTGCCGGCGGCGTTCGTGACCAACTCACCGCCATTATAGGAAGTAGAATTTGCTCGAACTAAATTTCCTGGTCCGGTGTTCAGCGTCGCTGGTGGCAAATAAGGTTGTCTTTCAACAGATGGCCGTATAAGAATTTGCCCGTACACTATGTTTGCATTTAACGCGCTTGGTGTGGTCTGAACTGTGACACCAGCTTGGTTCATCGGAATTACTTCATTACCGACTACAGTGCCACCCACAGGCAGTTGGTTAAATGTTTGCATCAACATTACTTAGCGCCTAATACAGCCCTAAGGCCCTGTAGATTGCGAGACGCGATCAACAGATGCCCATCGCCGGTGGGATGACCCGAAAACGTCACACTCGATAGTATGTCGTTGGTGTTTGAAGTAGGCGACGCTGCTGTGCCGCTGCCCGTGATCCAACCGTTGCCGCCCACGCCCGTCGCATACGTGTCTAGGAATGGAACTGACCCGTTGATCGGTGTGAGAGAGGCTGCAGCGGTCGCCAGCGCAGTGTTATAGGCGATGTTTCCTGACGTCAGTGTCGTCGAGGATATCGAAGTCACGCCCGAGAAAATGGCGATCGCGGTTGGAAACCTGGCGACGATTTGCTGTGCCGTATAAGTCGCATTGATCTGTACCTGCGATGCGGTAAAAGCGCTGCCGGGGTCATTGCCTGAGCCCTGTACGAACAACACAAATGGCAACGGAAAGCCATTCCCATCATAGGGAACATTGGGTGCCACTGTACCCAAGTAATTAGTCAGCGACGATGCGGTGAGCCCCGTAATTCCTGACAGATTGGCGGTCATGGTCGCGCCGCTCATGCTATGTAGGCATACGACCCAACCTGGCGGATAGCCGACCACGGACCCCACGGCCACCGCATTGGCGACCACATTGGAAAGCGCCTGTATCGCGGTCTGCACGGTTGCGGCGGTCGCGTTATAGGCAATCGCGCTGGTCGTCTGTGTTGAGCCGCCGTAGGTGATTGAGACGGTAAACGTTCCGCCCGTACCGCCCGTTTGGGTGAGGATGAAACTCTCGGTGGGCGGGGCGATGCGATCCATGAAAGTCAGGCTAATACCGGTATTGGTTGCGCACCAACCCGTGCCGCCACTCCCGTCTATCCATCCTTGCATTCCCAAGGAGCGTGGTAGCATGTGGGACATTTGCGGGTTGATGCGATAGGGACCACCGGTCCCGCCCACAAATGAATCGCCAACATACATGAACCGCATCAAGCCATCGAATGGCGCGGGGGCGATTGTGTCATGAGAGCCCGTGTAGACTCCGCCAAAATCCACGCCCACGTACGTGATCTTTCGTGTGGCGATGCTCCCCCAATTCAATGTGACGTAGTTGACACTGCCGTCCAATGGATTGCAGTAATAGCCATTCGCGTCATCGCAGACAACGTAGACCGAGGTGGAGTCCGGATTCGTCGTCCAGTTGTTTGCCATCGTGGCCACTTTCGTGGACCCCACATAGCCCGTGATTTGATTGACCTGTCCTGCCCCCGTGCCGGAGATGATCGCGACGGTGTAATAGATGTACCAGTTGTTACTCGCGTTAGCACCGGAAGCCAACGTGATCGTATTCGAGCCCCCGCCTTGCGCAGTCCCCGTGTTGGTGAGTGGCTGAAACTTCCCGACATAAACATCATCCACCCAAAGACTAAATCCGCTGCCGCTGCCGTACTTCAAGATGTCCAGCACAGAGCCCGTGTGAAAAAACTGGACACTGAAATCAGCGGCAGCCGTGGAGTAATTTGTTTGAAGGATTTGATTTTGGGGGACTGCGGTATTTCGTATGCCGAAGTTGGCGATTGCCGCGGAAAACGAAAAGAGCAGCGTGTTGGGCGTGTTCGTCGTGCCGGGACTCGTGACAGCGTTGACACGCTTCGTCCCAGACTGCGTCCCTGAGTAGGTGATGGTGGGCTTGGTGCTGGCGGGTATCGGTTTCGCTCCGCCTTTCCCTGCCTCGCGTACTGCCAGGCTTGTGCTTGCGCTCTGCCATGAAGTGCCGTTGCATGTGAATACGCTATTGACGCCTGACACATAGGCTGTTGTTCCGGCAGAAACGCTGGTTGGCGGAAAGGCGGAATTCAAAGAACCTATTGAAATAAAGCTGCCTAAGTTCGTGACCTGGCTCATGTTCCGACTCCAATAAATGTCACGATGTCATTAAGCGCTGCGGCGCCAGTGACCGTACACGTAGTCGCTGACTGTGCGGTCTGGGTAAACAATATTTGCCCGGTCACATCGTTTACCCAGCACGCCCAATTGTTAGCGACACTTGAAAAAGTCAATACGATGGTGCAGCTGCCTGCAGCACCGACTTTGAAATTTCCGCTAGCAACTGTCACTCCTTTCAGGTAAACGGCGCCGCCTGTCAATGCTGAATTGGAACAACCCGAAGCAGTGTAAGAGGCCAGCCCTAGACTGACCCCGCTATCCGCCGCCCCGCCCGACCCGTTGCCGGTGAGCACGTCGGTGGTGGAGGGAATGGAGCCGCCGCCGCCCGTCGCATTGATCGTGACCGCGCCCGTGCCCGACGTGGGCGAAATCGTCACTCCGGTCCCCGCAATAATCTGCGACACTGGCGTCACGTTGGAATTGCCGCCGTTGCTGTTTTGATCCCACGCAGGCGTTAACACCAGCAGCGCCAACGCCCCCCAGCTCAAGCGACGAAACAGGGTCATATTGTCACCACGTTGTACTGCAGGACGTGCGCAAGCACCGAACCCGACCCCGAATTAAGCAAAATCCGCACGAAACGCGGCGCAAATAAATAGTTCGTCTGCAAACTCACCGTGGCGCCCACTGCATTTGTATCCGACGTGTTGATCCAGGTCATGGCAGACGGCGCGATGGGTTTCACCGTGCCGTTAGGATTGTCGTACGTAGACTGAATCGTGTAATTCACGGTGCCCGTGACCACGGTCTGAATGCCGACCTGCGGCGATGCCCATTCGTCAAGCGCCGCCCAATTGCTGGTGGCGATGCCGTTGGTACCGACCGTCACCGCGGCGGTGGCTGCGCCTGAAATAGTCACCGAGGTCACGGTCGCGTAACTCAACACCGACGCATAAGACGACGCAGCCGATCCCACGATCGTTTCCGACAACGCATCGCCCGCAACGCTGGTTCCAGTGATCGTGAAGTTGTGCGTTGAATCTGCGGTGGTGATGAGCACTTGGCGGGGTGTGTCCATGACCGCGACGCCGTTTGTCACCAGCGCGCCGTTCAGCGTCAGCGGTCCTGCTGCGCCGGGCGTTTGCGATAGCGCAATGGCGTTTGCGCTGGCGGCCGCCAACGGCCCTACGGTGATCGTCACTGGACGCATGTGTTACCTCTGAAAAGAAAAACGGGGCCATGTGCCGGCCCCGTCACCGCCGCCCACCGATCACCCAACCTCAATCCGACGAATCCTTCTCGAAACTGTGCCCTTGCGGCGCTTTGCCATAGCGCGCCGACGTGAACGGGCTGGAATCTGAGCCCGTGCGACCGCCATTTTTGCGTGGCATGCGCCCGGCGTGCTCTTTCGCCTTGTCGCCGTGCATCTTCATTTCGGTTTTGCCGCCCGACTTGCGCGCGGCCCGGCCACCCGTCGCCAACGCGGCCGGCGCTGCGCCGCCCGTCGCGCGTGCCGTGACGCCGCCCGTGGCTTTCTTGGTGCGACCGCCCTTCTTCATCTCCTCGGCTTCCTTGGAGACTTTGTTGTCGGCCGTGTAATCCATCGGCTTGTCTTTCACATCCGCTTCCGCATCGTTGCGCTCGCCTTGGCCGGCTTCGCCGCCGCTCGCTCGCTTCTTGCCTTTCATTCGCTTTGTCCTCGCTTACGATGCGTTGTTGATGCAGGGGATGTAGAACACGGTCAGTGTGCCCACGAAAGCACCCGTGGCGCTGAATGTCACAATTACCTGAATATCGGTGTTGCCCACGTTGTCCCAATTGCCGATCTGCGTGCCTGTGGTCGGCAACAGCGTGGAATTCAGTTGCCCCAGTGTGGTCGTGGAACCCGCCGTTGCGGCCGTGAGCGCGGTCGCGGATAAGGTCGTGCCCAAACCGAAGGTCGCGCCCGCTTGCACGGTTGTCACCATCATGTAAATGTCGGTGATCTGGCTCTGTGCGGGAATCACAATCGGCGTCGTGAACGTCGCCGCCGTGCTGTTGATCACGGCCGACTGCGCAACCTGCGCATAGCCTGCGTTCGCCGTGCCGGTCTGGCCTCCTAACCCCGCGAGGTTCCCAGAACCGTCGCTGTGCGGAATCGGGCCGACGAGAACCGGGCCAGTGAACTGCGTGCCGGGCTGGATCGGGCTGCCGTTGGCGTTGGGCGAAAAACCACCGTTGATATCCATTTGCGGTGGCCCTTACGAGGTCGGAAACACGCCGTAAATACAGCGGGGATTGAAGTAGGAAAAACTGTATCTTTGATAACCTTTGACAAGCAAATTGTCCGTGGTGAAGTCCACCTGCATGCTGGTCTCAAAAGGTATGCGCGACATGTATGCAAGCCCCGCGATGTTCGTGAGCAGAAACCACGCGTACTGCGAAGTCAGGTAGTCAAGCGTAATGAAGCCTTCGGTCAGGCCGCCGGCCGTGGACAGGATCGCATTGACATCGTTGTCGGCCGTACCGGGGCGAAGTTCCGTTTTCATCAAGCGAATCGCGACCGGTTCCAACTGCGGCGGCACAACGAGCTTGCGCGCGCGCGCGAACATTTTCAGGCCCGCTTGATCGCGAAAGTTGTAACGGATGCCGATCATGGAGGCGAGCAGCGTCGCTTCGTTCAAGTCCACCTGAATCGCGGGCGTGTTTGCATACGTTCCCGCATCGATGGGGTGATTCGTCGCGCACAGCGCCACGCCGTCGCCGCCCACGGACGTGTTGTACGTGGTCGCGGTATTGAGCACGTTGGCCGCGTAGATTTCCTGCGTCTGTTGAAACGACTCCATCAATCCCAGATTGGACGGATGAAACTGCGTTTTATACAAGTTGTCATCAATGGCCTTTCTGGTGATTGCGTAGCCCAAACCGATCTCGTTATGCTCCTGGTTATAAACATACCGCTCGCCCGCGCCGTTATCGAAGGACGTTTGACCGCCTTCCGTTTTCAATTGCGCATAGGAGAGGTAGCGCATTTCCGCCGTGCGCTCCAAAGCCATTTTTGACTCGTACTTGGTGAAATACTTGTCGTACTGAGATTCGATTTGCTCGTATTTTCCCGTAATTCCCCGCAGTCCAGGAAGCAGAAGGTCTTTGATCGCACTTAGGTTAACGGCCATCTAAATTCTCCAACGGGATACTCACGGTCCATAGCCAGCAACCGGTGTCCGATAAACGGCATCGATTGAAAAAAGTTGCTTGGAGCAAATCTTGTTTGGATACTGATTGGAAAGGAAAAAATTCCATAATTCTTCAAACAGCCAAAGTGTTTTTTGTCTCAACATTGTTGAACGCGACAACGACGTAGTTGTTCGCTCCGGTTTGCGTGCCCGGTGCGCCGGGCGGACTCGTAATCAGTGCGTTGACTCGAAACGGCAGCGTAGCGGTCGTGGCCGGCGTCACCGAGATATCAACGAACGCGCCCGAGATGCCGTTGGCGGTGTTGCCCGTGCCGTACGCGAATTGAACGTTCAGGCCAATGTTCGCGGCCACGATGCCGGTGGATGTGGACGTGCCGACCTGCGCTTTGAACTGCGCGTTGGGGTCGTTTACGATGTAGCCCGTCACAAGGTTCGTGCTGGCGACATCATAGCCGGGCCAAAAGTTGGACCAGACCTTGCGTTTGTTGGCGACAGAGACATATTCGCAGCCGATGAACACGCCTGCGATGGGCGTGGTGCCAGGGCCAGGGCCGGTCGTGATGCCCGCGATGGTGCCGTCCGCAGCCAGACGAAACACCGGATCACCCCAGAAGATGTTCGCGGTGTTGTAGTCAATGTTGACCGGCACGTTCTCAGTGGTCGGCGCAGAGCCGTTGCCTTTGAGGTACGAGAAGCCGAAAGGTGCAAACGTATTAGCCACGCGAAAACTCCTATCACGGAGGTCGCATGGCTACCGGAGCAATGGGGGACCTAGAATCGTCTCAAGAGCCACACCGGGCGGCTCGGTTTCTATGGGCGTCGCGCACCGGGCGCAACGTGTGGCGTGAATATCCTACGGAAAAATGAGACTGTCAAGGGTGGCGCGAACGGAATGTATTAGAGGACGCGAACGCTGGGTATCAAATGACACCCAAAAACCGCAGCAATACCAGCACCAGAATGAGGGTCAACAGCCCCGAGGTGCCGTACCCACCGCCCCACATGCCGCCGTGATACCAATTGACCTGCGGCGTGCCGCCGATGGCGCCGAAAAACAGCAGCACTAGGACAACGATGAGCAGTAATTTCATATGTGTGGTTTCGGAGCGGTTGTTAGTGGTTCCGGCGCGATTGTTCGCGAGTCCGGGGTCACGATAACGGCCGTGGTCGGCGCGTAGTGCGGCGTCGGACGTAGCTCCGCCAAGATGTCCATGCAGATCGTGAGCAAAATATCGCACGTCGCCTCAACGCGTTTGAGACGGCGCACGATGCTTTCTTCTTCGTGAGTTTGCAGGGTCACTTATGCGCCTTATGGGCCTAAAGCGTTACTTACGCAGCGCTGCGCTCGCGGCCGTGGCCACGACCGGCGTTACCGTGATGCCCGTTGTCGGCGTGAATGCGGGCGGCGAGCCGGCTTCGGTGAAGGTCACCGTTACGGGCGTGCCCAGCGTCGCGCCGTTGACATCAAGGTCGGTCGCGGTCACGGAGCCTGCGCCGGGAGCAACGCTGGTCACGAACGAAAACGGCGCGGCGGTCAGCGTCACGGCAGGCTGCGCCACGCCCGTGGAATCGGTGACGACAACGGATGTGCCCGCGTAGGCTGCGCCAGTCGGGGTTGGAGTGGAAGCGCCTTGGGTCAGCGCGATGGTGACTTGAATGAGAGTCGTGGACATGATGGATTACTCGGTGTTGAGGGAGATGGATTTCAGTACGGGTTCAGCGAAGATTTCAATGAAAGGTCCAGTGGGATCGCATGCAGTGATGGGCCATAACCGCCGCAGGCGGCAAAACACGATGGGCACAGTATATGGTGCGCCATGTGCGTGCGTTGGTCGCAGACGGCGCAAAGACGGCGCATTGTGATGTCAGCGGGCGCCGACACGGGCGCGTGATCGGGGATGTAATCGCGCGCCATCGGGGTTATGCGGCGTCCTTCGGGATCTGCATCGGCACGTACTCGTATTCCTTTTTGATTTGCACCAGCGGATCGCCCTTGTTGTCGCGCGGGAGCGTGCCTGGCGGTGCGCCGCGAAGCTGCGCTTCCTTGTCGCGCACGCGATTGACCGCGCGGGCGTAGTCCAACCGTTTCACCTCATCGGTGATTTCTTTAGGTCGCTCGCACAGTATTAGACCCTCGTTCAAAATGGTCTCGCCACGCCAACTGCGTGGCATCAGCTCGGGATGACGCGCGGCGGGCACGGCTTCCCAGCCGCGATTGGCGATGACGACGGCATACGAGGCATCCTCTTTGCCCATGACCGAATGCCGCTTCCATTCGTAAGACCAGCCCTCGGGGATGATGCGCGGGTCGATGTAGAACTTGTCGTGATCCTCATCCAGATTGCCCAAGTGGGCGCGAAGTTCCGCAGCACGCTGCGCCGCGCGCACGCGCGGATCGTCGGGGTTGGGCGTGGACACGGCCTCAACGGGTTTCGCTTGCGCAGTCGGCATGGGCACGTCGCGCGGCTTCATGCGCTCGTTTTTCAGTTGCGTGGAATTCAGTACGTCATCAATACTCATGGGGTCACCTGACTAGTTGAGTTGGCCTTCGCGTTGCAGGATTAGTTTGTTGCGCGCGTATTCTTCGTCCGACATGCCCATGTTCTTTGCCATCTCGCGCTCGGCGGATGACAAACGCACGGAGCGCGGTGAGGAGCCGTTGCCGGTGCCGTTTCGAGACACGGGCGCGGCGGCGGGTGCGACTTGACGCGATTTGGACTGTGCGGCCGGCGCGGCGGCGCCCGACAGCGCCGTGTCGGTGGTCGGTTCGGCGCGCGGACTCGGCGCGGGCTCGGCGCGCAGCCCCAGCGTGTTTTCAATTGCCGCGAAGTATTCTGGCGTATCGGGCGCAATACCGTCCTCAATCGCATCGTAGTGCGCGGCCAGCATGCGCCGGTTCTTTTTAGGGTCCAGCGCGAACTCAGGGTGTGCGCGCACCCACTGCGCCGATTTCGGCGTACACTGCGCGGCCATTTTTTCAACCGGATCGTCCGGCAGCGTGGGCGTGGGTTTCGGCGCTTTTTCAAGCGCGATTTTGCCCCGCTCCAAATCCTGCAATTTCGCCGCATTGGACGCCATTTCGATCTGCAAATCGGCGACTTTGGCGAAATCCTGCACGGTCAGCGCTTCAACGTACTGCGCTTTCAGCATGTCGTTTGTTTGCTTGACTTGCGTGATGGCTTGCGTCACCAACGTCAAGCGCGTGTCTTGATTTTCGGTGCGCGCCCGTACTTCGGATTCCGCGGCGTCACGGGCGCGCCGTTCGGCGGCTTCACGGGCCGCTTTTTCGGCTGCTAATTGGGCTTTGAGCTTTTCAATGCCCTCATCCACGGTGATGTCGGGCGTGGCGGCAGTGGCCGGCGAGGGTTCGTCGTCTTCCGTAATGACGGTGACTGGCTCATCGGCCGGTTTTCGCACGACTTTCGGCGGTTTTTCAATCGAAACCGTTTTTGGATCGGCCAAACGCGCCGCTTCCGGCGCGGTATCGGTCGCTGCGGCCTTGTCGGCGGCTTTCAGCTTGTCAATGGCGTCAAAGTCAATCTCGACTTCTTCCAATTCCTTGCCGATTTCAGCGAGTGTGGCCATGGCGATTACCAAATCATCCCAGGATGCGGGATGCGGGCGCGAATTTGATCGTCATACACCAGCCGGCAGGGTACAAAATCGCGAATATCCAGCGTGTTCAGGTGCGCATTGACATCCAACGACCACGCATCAGAGGGTCGCAGCAGCACCCAGTCATGCAATTGCACGTCCACATTTTTGAACTGACAGCCGGGACCGATCTTTACCACCAGATGCGCTTTGCCTTGATAGCGATCTTCTTTCAAGTTCTGATGCGGCAGCACAATACCGCCCGAGGTCATCTCGGGACGCATGTAAATCGCCACCAGCAGCTCGTTGTGCGCGATTTCAAAGCCGGAAATGTCGCCGATTTTGTCCAATAGCAGACGTTTCGGATCGTCGGCGAGCGTTTCACGTGAAACGTGAGTTTCCTTGGAAACTCGGGACTCGGAAACTCGGGATGCAGTGGCGGGCATGGATTACCTTTTGCTGAGAGTGGTGTTCACGTCGTCCGTGAAATCTTGGATGACGCGGCGGTAGGCGTAGAGTTGCCCCGCAAGGTGCCGATAGTCCGCGTAATCATTGACGCTGGCGCCAGTGCAGAGTCTGTCGGTGATGCGGTTCATTTCTTCGATGATGCGTTTCTTGAGTTCTTGCTCAAAGGCGTTGCTGACGGTGAACATAATCAGGGTTGCTCAAAGGCGTTGTTGACGGTGAACATCGGGCTGGCGCGTCACCCGTAAGCCTTTGCCTTCTCCAACCGCCCGAGACCGCCGCCTGCGCCCGATTCGATGGGATACCCGGTGCGACCGCCGGACTTGCGGGGCATCGGCATCGGCGGTGCGCCACCCGCAGGCGGTCCCATCGGCGCGGCGGCGGCCGGCGGCGGTACGCCTTGATGCAGACCCACGGGGCCGGGCGGCATCGCACCGGGCGGCGGCATGGGCATCGGGGGTTTCTGGCCCGCGCCGCCCGCGATGATAACGTTGACCGTCGTGCCTTTCTTGGCGCGTCCACCCTTCGCGCGGGCGATGCGGTCGCCTTTCGGGCGCGTGCCGCCGTCCAAGACGCCGCCGGCCGACTTACCGACGCGTCCCCCGCCGCACTTGGCGCAATCGCAATCGGGGCCGTGAGTGCGACCGCCGGAAGCGCGCTGTACCGCGTCGGACCATGCGGGTAGCGCAAGGCCGCCCATGGTTTTGTGCGCGCGCCCGCCGCTGGCGCGACGGCTCACAACGGCCTGTGACGGTCGCTGATTTGGCTGAACCGTGGGATACGGTGCGTAGCCCTTTTTGATGTTTTCCGCGTTCTCAGCGTGTAGCGCAGCCATTTCGTCTGGTTTCAATGGTGCGTTGTGTGCCCACCTGCGTTCGGGCGTCTTACCGCCTCCGGCTTTGCCACCACGCTTCATGCCGCCCACGTGCTTCAATCCGGGTCGTTCTTCGTTCGCGGCCTTCATATCACGGTTGGCGTAGGAGATACCAACGTTGCCGCCGCTGGCGCGCGGCTTGCGGCCCGCGTGTTCGGTGGCTTTCTCGCCCGAGACCTTGCCGCCGGCCTTGAACTGCCGGCGCGAAATGGGCCGCATGCCCGTTTTGATGTCGTTCATCATGGCGCCGGGCGGCGTGTAGCCCGAGGCGTCCACGGGTTTGGTGGGGTCCGCCCCGATCATGCGGTCGGCGCGCGCTTTGGTTTCGCCGCGAACGCCCGACGTGATGCTGTTGAAATCGGCCATGTGAGTTTCCTTGGAAACTGAAGTTTCCAGCGTGAATTTACGACTTATCCAAGCCCCGGTCTACATCCGCGATGATTTTGTTGGTTTTCTCGCCGACCGAGGACACGCTTGCTGGCTTGCCGGCCTCGTTCGAGGGTGCCCTAATCACATCGGATGCCAGCCGGATCGCCGCCTCGCGTTCGGCGGCCTCGCGATCCTGATCGCGGTTCTGATCCTCAACCGACGCCATGCGTTCTTTCACGGCCACCTCACGCGACTTCGTGTGAGCATCGATGAGTTTCGCCGTCGCCGTGACCATATCGGGCGTGTTGTCTTCAGGTTGTTCCGGATGCTGCGCCGCGTCGCGCTTGGGTTCGTAGGCGCCGGCCGCCATTTTCGCCTGTACTTCGTCGGCTTTGGCCTTGGCCTCGGCGGCGCGGGCGTTCGCTTCGGTGACCTTGGCATCGGCCGCCGTTTTCTCGTTCTGCATCTTGGCCTGCATTTCCTGCAATTGCGGCGGCGGCTGCGCGCGGGCTTCTTTCGGCACCATGAATTGCTCGGGGTTGGCCCAGCCAATGGCTTGGACGGCAGCGGTGCAGATCGATACCGGATCCATCAAATTCGGCATGGCTTGTTGCAATTGCATGAGCCCCTGCACCTTCATGACGCGCTGACCCATGCTGGCCGTGTTGGGATCGGCCACAGGCACCAGCTCACAGTTATTGATGGCCTGCAAAAATTTATCCTCGTTCCACGCCATGCCCGACTTGCACTTTTTCTGCCAGAAACTCGCCGGGTGTTCTCGGAAAACGTCCACCAGCAATTGGAATTCTTCGGCTTGAGACGCGTGCAATCGTTTGTGCACCGAGTTCATGACTTTGACGGCTTGGTCAATGAGCGCAAGCGTCGTGCCCACGGGCGCGTCCGCACGGCCTTCGCCTACTTGCAGCTCGGACGTGCCGCCTACGCGCTGGCCGGTCGTCACCATGTCCTGCACCAGCGCCATGAGTGCGGGCATGCCTTGCGTGTTGTACGGCAGCGCCATGATGGATTGCTGAATCGGCAGACCGCCCGTCTTGATTTGCGCCGCGCCACCTGGGGGCACACGGAAAATGTTGGTGTTTTGTCGAAGGCCGGTGTCCGACATGATAAAGCCGGGAAAATTCGCGTACATGCCCGAATCCAGCATTTCGCGCCACGCCGCCGTGACTGCGTTCGTCGTGTTGCCCAGAATGTGCAGCAATCCCAGATCGTAGAATCCAAAGCCAGGCACGAACGTGAATTTCACGTAGCGCTTGCGCGCGGTCGGTAGTTCTTGATCGTCTTGGTTGTAATTGCGCGTGAGCGCGAGCAACTGCTGCGAGGATACGTCGATGGTCGCGACGTACGGAATCTCAAGCCCCGAGTCCTTGCCTTTGTGCCGGTGCGCGTAGCCTGGCACGTCCAATTCGCACTGAATTTCGTAGATTTCGCGGTCGCGATCCGGGTCTAAGATGCCGGTATCGGTGATACCTGCGATTTCTTTTTCGCCCAACTGCACCGAATCTAATTCGGGCATGATCGGCGTGGACAGTTCCACGTCGCGGTACACGCCCAAAATCTGCAAACGCTTGATCGTTGAGGGGCGCATCATGACGCGGTGCGTGATGCGTCGGGCGTTTTCCAGATTCACCGCCGATTGGTTGACGATGATGTCATCCGCATCCACGGATTCGGACACGGGACGATTGCGCAGCGGGCAGAAATACACTTTCTTGAACGTCGTGCCGCCCAATCCCAGCATTAACAGCATCCGGTCGGTGTCCGGGTAATACTCGGTGGCGTGCGCGGTCAGGTAGTGATTCATGTCGCGTTCGTAGGCGTTCGCGAGCTGATCCTCTTTCAAGTCCGCGTTGTTATCGTCGTTGCGAATTTTGACCGGCCCATCGGTCGGCAAGAGTTCTGCGCGGGCGTTCGCGTTGAAGCGCAGCACCGCTTCCAAGAGGAGCGGGTGACGCACCTTGGACATGCCTTCAACGGGCGCGCCGTCGGTGGACCCTTGCACGTTCGGGATTTCAATCTTGAGCCCGAGCAACGTGAGACCTTGAGCGCGCGATTCGATCCAATCCTTGCGCGAATCAATGTCCTGGCGCACCCCTAAGAGCAGTTTTTGAACGATGTGGGAGCATTCGTCGGCGGAGAGTTTTTGCGCCAAATTGCCGAACCATTCGTCGGGTTCTTCCGCCGCGCCAGCTTCTTGCAGCGGTTTTCCGTCCATTGAAATCGTGACGCTGCCGTCGGCGTGGTTGATTTTGACGACATTGCCCGCGTCGTCAAAATCGGGGATGTCATCGGTGTCAGAAGTTGTGTCAACGATGACTTGGATGGGGTCCAACGACTCCGAATCAGGTTCACCCACCAACCGCAGATTCGCGCGGCCCATGCTGGCGGCGCCCAAGCCCGCCGCCGCGCTCACCGGATTCCCATTGCGTCCAGCATCCGTAGCGGATGGGACATTTCATGCACGAATCGGTCTATTCCCGCTTGCGCCGCGTCCGAATCCGACCGCGCCATGATTTCGTAGACCCGGCGCGCGTAGTGCGGCGGTTTGCCTTGGACAGTCACAGCGAACCGATACGGGCGTTCGGTGCGCGACAGAAGATCCACGGTTGCATGACACAGTACCATGGCTGCCGAGAATACACGGCTTGGGTTTCCGTGGAAACCCGTCAGGCGGGATAGAGGGGTTCGGCCTGTCGGCCGGGGTATATCTTCAAGGATTCTAATTCTTCGGCGCGTTCGGTGGCGCGACTGATGAGTCCATTGTCGCGCAAATGCCGCAGCGCCTGCGAAACCGTATCGGTTAAGTCATCGTGCTTGGAGTGCGGAAATTGCGACGCTTCCGAAATCACCATATCGGCAAACGTGTACTTGGGTGCATAAATAATCCCTTCCGCAAACAAGTGCTGCACTGAATACAAGCGTGATAATTTGTCCTGCGACTTTGGGTCAAACAGTTGCACGCCGAATTTCTTGTTGTAATACAAGCGCCTGATTTCTTGCGCTACCGAGATGCCGGCCGCTTTGTTTTCAATGAGCAAGAGGTCCACCTTATGCTTGATGCAGCGGCGCGCGACTTCTTCCACCAGATTATGCAGTTCCAGCCGATCCCGCCATGCATCAATCATGATGACCTTGGGTGCGGTCTCGTTGTAACTGCGGTCAATCACCAGCGGCCGGCCTTGCGGGTCCACCAATCGACCGGGATGCGCGACGGTATCCGTTGAGAACACGCCCCAGATGGTCAGCGCCGAGTAATCGTTTGACGTTTTCATCGTGTAGGCGGTGTCCAACGACGCCAACACGAAATCAAGCGGCGGCAACGCTTCGGTTTCCCACACTTGCCACCACTCGCGCCGGATAATGCCACCGCCGATGGGTTCCGGACGCTGTTGCAATTGCCCATTCGCGATCATCGGACCCAATGATTTTTCAAGCGACCGCACGGCCGCTTCGTCAAACCGTTCAGGCCAGAGCAATTGGCCTTCAACGGTGCGCGGATCGCTCCAGCCGATGACGGTAGTGCGTGCTCGATCTGATTCATAGCGCATGGGCAGACAAAGATGAACCCATTCATCGCCGTTGGAATCCAATATGTAGCCAGTCAGATCATCCTCGGCCAAACGCTGCTGAATCACGATGTACGCGCCCGTTGCCATATCGTTGAGGCGCGTGCTCATTGATTGCGTCCACCAATCAATCGTCGTTTGGATGGCGGCTTCTGAGAAAGCTTCGCCGGCAGAATTCGGATCGTCCGCTATGATGCACGTCCCGCCCTCCCCAGTTACGCCCGCGCCGATGGACGTAATCAATCGTTCGCCGCCCTTGTCGTTGGTGAATCGTGACTTCGTGTTTTGATCGGATGTTAATTTGAAACGCGATCCCCAGCGTTCTTGATACCATTGCGATTCAATGAGGCGACGGCTTTTAACGGAATCCCGAAGCGATAGTTTGTCCGCATAGGACGCATACAAAAACTGCGCGCCTGGACCGCAGATGGGCCCGTGTGCGGGTTGCGCCCACACCCACGGCCCAAACGCCACAGAAATGAGGCTCGACTTGGCCATTCTTGGAGGGACGTTGACCACAAGCCGCTTAATATCGCCATCACAAACGGCCTGCAGGTGCTCCGCAATCGCTTGCACAACCCAACCGTCTTTCCACGGATTCGGATCAATATACCGCCACGCACTTCTCAAAAACTGATACAGCGATTGCTCACATTCGTATCGATTCACATCCAGAAGCTGCGCTTTCGGATCAAACGCTTGGCCGTTATAGTTCAGCATTTACGAATCGGCGTACGAATCCGAGTCGGAAGAATCGGAATCGGACCCATCATCGCCCGCCAGGTCGTCCAATATTTCAGCCGCACCCAATCCCGCGCGGGTCGCGTCGTCGGTCACCGCGTTCGGGCGGTTCACCACGCGCTCGCAGATCGCTTTCAACTGCGCGCGTTCTTCGTCGGTCAGCAACGATGAGTCAATCACGGGCGGCGCGGTCGTATCGTTCACTTCCACGCGCTTGGCGGCCGGCTTCCACGTATCGCCGCCCGCCCGCTCGAGCCACGCCAAGCCCACCTTGGCGGCCGAGGGGTCGTTGGTCGAGGTCGCGATCCTGAGCATGTTCCGGGTCACGTTTACCATGGCTTCCGCTTCGCCCGCGATGATTTCGGCCGCATAGTGCTTCTCAATGGTCTGGACCGGGATACACATGAGAGCCGCGATGTGCGAATGCGGCAAGCGCAGGCGCGCGTGCTCGCGCACCATGCGGGCAAATACGGGGGAGGGGTGCTCGCCCACGTTGCGCAGTTTTTCAATGCGCTCGGCGGTTTCGGCTTCGATGGCCTCCACGGTCTCGCGCATCCACGCGGCCAGCGTCTCGCGTTCGTCGGGGGCGACCGGCGGTCGGGAATCATAGGGATCGTCCGCACCAGAGCGGCCGATAAAAGTCACGCGGGGACGGCGGGCCACGGAGGGGCTGACTAGCGTTGCGATGAGGGACGGCGGGGCATATCCGCCGACTATAGAACGATTGAGTTTCCTTGGAAACCGATTAGGGGCCGGGTCGGCGACTCGCTAGTGGTAAAACGCCCGATACGAGGGCGCAGTCAGCACCGCCTCGGCCAGCTTTTCAGGATGCGGGTCACCGTCGTAAATCTGCGCCACGGTCTGGTAGAACCGCACGTTGTCGGCTTCCAGCGCCTCCAAGAGGTCCGCCGCGCGGTGCAGCGCCGCCCCTAGTTGAGTCTGGGTGCCATCGGGTTCCACGAACATCGCATCGTAGGGCACGGCGCGCAGCGTTTGGGTGAGGTAACCGACTTCGGAAAGGACGGCGGCGAGGGGGCGGGTGGGTATCATTGCCACGACATTGTTCTGCCTTGGGTTGTCATCCGGTCAATAGCGGCCATCACGTCGCGTACCCGCATCATGGGGCATTCCCAGACTTCCAGAAATCCGTTTTGCTGAAACCGATGAAATTCAGAAAAATCTTGTGTGAACATACCGCCGATTAATTTCCACGATGGGATTTTTTCGCGTCGCTCGGATACGGATTGGCCTTTGCGGGGCGTGCCATAAATGGAACAATCCATCATCTCCAAAGCATACGCAAAATAGACCACGATTCCGCCCGCGCGATCCTCGCCTAAATTGATTGTCTTTTCGTGCATCGGCCAGCAGATGCTTTCCGCGAAAGGCGCCCACGGAGTTCGTTGATACTGGCTCACTTCATACGCAAATACACACGCACTGCGCAACGGCACCAACCGCCACGGAGTCAGCTTGTTTGATAACCACCAAAACGGTTGGCTGATTTTCATCTGCCACTGATATTTCCGTATGAGGCCGCGTAACCGTGCGGTCCATGCGGTCACGGCGGTCCATGCGGTCACGGGTGACCGCTCACGGCTCCGCCTTCATGCGCTTGATGAACGCGTCCGCGATTTGGAACGCGCGGTCAACTATTGCGCCGTCACCGTTCCCCGTATTGCTCAGCAACCCATGCATGAACCACGCCGCGAGCGCGAGTTTCATCATGGATTCGTCAATGTCGTCGGGCGATCCGGGCAGTCCGGGCACTTTCAGCGGCGTCACATCGCCCCCTCGGTCACTTTCCGAAAATTCACGGACATGCTGTAGTAGCCGTTGGATTCGCCGCACCAGCGAATCGTCACGCCGCCTTTTGCCGTGTCAATTTTATAGAACGTCCACAATGCCTCTGATTTGGGTTCCGCGCGACCTTCCGGTTTATCATGGCTTTCAACCTCCTCGGCAATCAAAATCGGGCTGCCGATGATATCCGCCAAATCGCCGACAATTTCTTCAACCTCAACTGATTCACAGCAATCTTGCTCGTGATACGCCTGAAACGTTTCTCCATTGTCGCAGATGAAATCAATCGCGTAACCGCCCTCGGCAACCACCACTGAAGTTAATGTTTTGCCGACCAGCACATCAAACGTAGCCCGACCCCCGTAACTCACGACTCATCTCCGCGCACCGGCAGCTCCGCCTGCAAATCATATCCGCTGCGCCGGCCGACCGTGCGCGCCCACTTGCCACGGCGTTCCAACAAACCCCGCACGTAGTCCTCCAATTTCAACCCAGTCTCCCACGCCTCCATCGCCAGCGCCGCGTGCAAGGATTTTGACATGCGTAGTTTCATGAGCTCGGTGCGCGGTAGCGGCGGCCGGGCGCGCAGCGGCTTCGGCGGTGCAAGTCGTTCATATAAAGGTACCCGGCTCACAAGCGAGGACCGTCGCTCGAGCGACCGTCGCTCGAGCGACCGTCGCTTAAGCGACCCTGTGCGGCCCGCGCCACGGGTTCGTCCAGCGACGGCGCAGCCGCCAACCGACCTTTCGCGGCCGCGACTTCGCGCACGTGCGCGACCTCGGTGACAACATCGCTCGCGTCGGTGGCCGCGTTCGGTTCATCGTCCTCATCGTCGGGACCCTCGTCCTGGCCCACCGTCACATCCAGCACGTCCGCGCCCGCGCGCAGCGCCGTGTACACCGCATCGGCCGACATCACCGCCGCATCAAAGCGCTCGTTGGCCACCGCGCGCACGGCGCTATTTAACGACGCGGCGCGCACGTAGCGGATCACCGCGCCGGTTGCCACGTCGGTCACAACATATAATCGGGTCATCGTTTATCCTCGGCTAATTCGCCCTGCCCCACCTCGGCCTCGGACACCACCGCTGGCTTCACCGCCAGCGTCAGCACCCACGTCACGAAATCCTGGATCGTCATATCACGTTCGCCGGCCGCCGCGTGCAACTGCCGATGCACGTCGGGGCAGACGTGCACGTTCAAGCGCTTGTGCCCGAAGATTTTGCGGGGTCGGCCCATGATTTACTGGTGCCTCAATTTAATACTGGAATGGCCCATGGGTTAACGATCCTTCAATTTAATACTGGAATGGAGCATGTGTGAATAGTCGTGGTTGCGTCAGATAATGTCAACGGCTCTTGCCGCAACGGCGACCGCCCCGCACACCGCGCTGCGCCTAAACCCGACCCTTCGCGATCTGCTCATCGCGAATCAGAAAAAATTCGTCGCGGGACATGGGAAGCCAAGCGCCCGATATCCACCCACTGAAATTCTCATAGTCTGCCTCCCGGCTCTCCGTGATAAACCGGGGCGGCAGTCTTGAAGTCAGCGGCCACGCCGTCAATTTCTTCTTTGCGGGCTTTTCGAGCTCGCGCGGCGGTGGCTGATTGCTTGGCGCCGTTGCCAGCACTGCTGCCCTATTTTCGGGGCGCGTCGGGGCGACTGCCGTGACCTCGGTCTGCGTGACCTCAGCATCATCAGTTTCCCCGGTCGGGTATTTTGCGTCCTCCCTGGCCTGCGCCCGAGCCAGAATCGCCGCAAACCGACGCGCCTTGCCGGCCGGTACGTCAATCACGCAAGGCGTCACCTTGCCCCACGACCCTTCAACGCCCAGCGAGGTGTTCCTCAGTTCGTTGCGCAGCATACCGACCACACCTTCTTGAATCGTCTGTCCATGTTCGGCGAATAACGTCTCCAATTCTTCGTACATACTCGGTGGTACGAACACATGGAGCTTGACCCTCTTTTTGGTATCAAACTTGTCAGCGTAATACTCACGCGGCATATCTTTCTCCGGTTACATGGTATGTGACTGTATGTATCATTTATTGTGAACCTAATCAGTGGTTTTTTGTGTGGGTGTTGCTGTAACTGGGTTGGCCATATTTTAAGTGACTGGCTTGGTTACCTTTTAAGTGAGTGTTTGTGTCTCTGTGAGTGTCACATTTCGTGTGGGTGTATCAGTGCCTTACAATCCCATTTATACACTCACATGTTGAGTAATAGGATATGCTCCTGTATCGGTGACTGTTCAAGTGCGTTTATGAGTCACATTTATGGTGAGTGTTTATGCCACTCACATGGTGGCAGTTAATACACCAAATCAGTGATACCCCGGATACTCAATCAGTCACATACCTTGGTACACGTAGTGTGATATACATTACACCATTACAGGTACGGTGCCGGTATGCGGTCGGCGCAAAGAACCAGTACTTCGGGTCCCTCGCTGGCTAAAAAGCGGGGGTACCCCACCCCCAAAAACCTGGCAGGAAACGGGCGGGCGCCTATTGGGAGGGTGTGTTCGTTTCGGCCGGCGCGTCGCTCAGCATCGCGGCGATCGATCCAGGGCCGTAAATGCGCCCAGATGGCGCTAGGTAGCCCGCTGCGCTGAGTTCTCCAGCTATGCCGCGTTAATGTCAGCCCTTGGGCTAGGGGCTGGCTGGCGAGCGCTTGAGCGGCTGGCGACGCGAGACAGCGCCGATCCGTGGCGACGGCCGAATGCGATTGATGCATTGCGGCATCGCATAATAACCATTATGTTAAATTAAAATCAGCGTTTCACGCGCCTGAACAGCCAATTCGACCCATTTTGTAACAGCGCGCTAATACAAATGTCGCGTTTGAGATGGTTTATTGCGCAGATTATGCGGCATCACATGCCGGTAATTTATCCACTCTGCGGTCATTTGCCGATCTGGTTTGCGAGATCGCGAGCGTGGCGAGGGCGATTGGCCCGCATATATGAATCAAATTCATACAAACCGCCGTTTTTTATGAAATCCGCTCATGTTGACGACCGACGTATAAGAGGTCATTTGTTGCGTTAGTAAACCAGCCCGGTTTACTAGCGATTTTCTCTATATCGTACGATATAAATAACACTATCTTAAGATAGTGTAATTAGAGTGTTGCTTATAACCCATTGATCTATATCTTATTATTACACTCTAACAGTATATACACTATATATAGAACATATATACGTTAGTAAGTAGAGGATATAGCCACACCCATAGCTGACGCAGACAACAGATTACTAGAGGTTATGGGCGAAACAAGTGTTAGAAGTGTTAGAGTGTAATTTCCCGAATGGGATCAAAGACTTAAGTCATACACTAAGATATTTTTATTTTTGTCAGAGTGTATCAAGTGTTATTGGCATGCTATTTGCTAATCGGAACGGGAGAGTCAGAAATACCCGCCGCTGCCAACGCGCAGCCAATAACCTTATGATGCTAACATACGAGCGTGATTGAAGGAGAACGCGATGGCTGAATCGGTGATGGCTGAATCGTCGGAACCGGTTTCGCTAGACAACGGATCGCACGCAGCGCTGCCCAAATACCTGCAATTTGCAGCCGCTGAGGCGCAGGTTACGGTTGAACTGAATTGTTCGGTTGAATACATCGGCGACGGCGTCTATGAATGGACCATGTTCATGCGCCGTGATCCGAGTGTTGCTCGTAAGCGTGGCAAACGAGGCGAATGGAATCGCATTGCGTTGGCGTCGGGCACGGCGTTTAGCCGCAAGGCCGCATTTAAAGCTGCGCGTCGCGCGATTGCGGGGCATCGCAATGCGTTGGCACGGGATGCCTATGCGAGGATTGTGGGCGATCAGCGCGGATAGAACGTGCGCGCGATGTGACGGGAGAGCGCCAGCGTAGCGCGGTTATCGGTCCGCGTTGTGCGGTTATCGGTCCGCGTTGTGCGGCGCAATCCGATCCGCGCGGGGAAACCACGCGCGCTGACCGCGAATCGTTTGCTGGATGAAATGCGCATCGCGCAAGATCGTTGCGATGCGGTTTTTTTCCTTCTGAGTCTGCTTGTACAACGGCATCTCCAAGCCGAACTGAAGGATGTCGGCCGAGGTCAGCAAGCGGTGCGTGCCGTGCCGTTTGTTTTCCTCGATGAGATTTTCCGCGAAACGCAGCGTGGCTTCGCGCCAGAGGTCTGGTTCGTGCCGGGCGGCCTGTTCGGCCTGCGTTTCATCGTCGGGCATTTCGTGCCACGTGTAGCCCTTGCGATAGTGGTGCACCGCTTCGGCAAAGAGATGATCGCGCTGTTGGGCTAGTGCATCTAAGTCAATGTGGGTGCAGCGGATGGGCCAAAAGCGGCGCTTGCCCAAAAGACTGATGAGATAGTCATCCGTCTCGGAGGTCGCTGCGAACACGCAACCGCGTGGGTGATCTTGGGCCAACCGTCCGTAAGACTCGCGAAAGCGATCCCGGCGTGTTGTGATGGTGGAGAGAATCACCGAATAATCGCGTTGCCGAAACCCGGCCATGTCCGGAATTTCCACGAGCCAGCAGCCTTGGATGGCCTCCAGAAATGCGCGATCCCCGATGGCGGTGTTGACGGTTTCGTACCACTCACCGCCCAGCATCGCGAGGAGCGACGTTTTACCGCGTCCCATCGTGCCCTCGAGCACCGGCATGTGATCGACTTGGCAGCCGGGTTGAAAGGCGCGCGCGACCATGGAGATGAGCCAGTTGCGGCCGAGGCATTGCAGGTAGTGCGTGTTCTCGGCGCTCGTGATATCGGTGAGCCAATTCTCCAGTCTGGGTTGGCCGTCCCACACGAGGGCGTTGAGATAATCGTGCAGCGAATTTTTGGCGTTCACGGTCGCCGCGTGCAGCACCGCCTCGTGCATGAGACCTGAGTTGAATTTGGAGAGTCGCATGGATTGCTGCACGAAAATGGTGAGTTCGCGCGTGTCTTGGTCGCTCCACTCGCGTTTCGTGCCCTTCATGGTGTGCCAGACTTTGTGTTGAAACGTGTCCAGCCAGATTTTGCCGTTGACGTGCGGATGGCGCAGGATAATTGAGCTGGCGTTTGCGAGAGTGGGAAATGGCAATCCTTGGTGCGATTTGGCGAGGCCCAGACTGTCCCAATCGGTGAGCGACGCGTGCCCGTTGATGACTCGGACGGGTTCATTGATGTCGTATTCGTTGGGTTCGGACGTGTCGTCGTGGGGTTCGTATTCGTGTGCGTCGTCGGGTTCGCCGAGTGCGGAAACGGTCGTCGCGGGTGTCTGCGGCGCGTTAATCGGCACAGCCCGCTGGTCAATGTAGACCGCGATTCGCGCCGCATCCCACCCATCGGCAATCGCGTCCGCTACATCCCAACCGCGTGGACGGTCAGGTTCTGGGTTGACAACACAGATGTGGTTACAGATCGGCGTCAGCGCGTGGATGATGTCCGTCGCGGCCTTGCGTCCTGGATCGTCCGCGTCTGGCCAGATTGTGACGCGTCGGCCCGTGAGCGGCGTCCAATCGCTTTGCTTGACGGCAATCGCACCGCCGGCCCACGTGATCACGATGGCATCTAAAATCGGCGGCTGATTGGGGTCGGCGATGAGTTTGGTGAATTCGTCCGCGCAGCGTTCGCCCTCGACGATAATCACGGGGCGGCTGGGGTTCGCTTGTAGTTCGCGGCGGTGATACAACGGCCTCGGTGCAGGATATGCGGTCGCAGACCACTTCCCCGCTCGCCACGTGTATTGCAGGAACCGCTTGGCGATGTCGTTGCCCTGCACGATATCGTAGCGCAGCACCCAAAAGTCGTTGCCGTACTCGGCGCGGTGCGACGGTTCCCCATACGTCCAGTGCGGCGTGGGCGGCGTAGCATCGTCCGGAATGCGCTCAGGCGGCGCACGCGCGGGTTTGGGCGCGATGCGCGGTAATTCTCGTCCCAAGGGCGGAAAGGCCCCCACGTCACGGCTCAAGAGGTCGTACGCGGCGCCGTTCTCGATCTGACGCAGAGCCGCCACGGCTGAGATGATGTCGCCGCCCGCGCGTCCCGTAGCGAAATGCTGCCACTTGCCCGTGTCCAATGAGATGGACCACGAATCGCCGGGGCCGCCCTTGGATGTGGATTCGCCGATCCACTGCCGGCCGACTTTGCGACCGCCGAAATACTGCGGCAGTAGCAATTCGGCTTGCGCCAAACAGGCCGCCGCAAGGCCCTTAAAATCGTGGGCCACGCTACGCCTGAGGCGTGGTCAGAAATTCGGCGGCGAGCTGCACACGCGCGTGGTAATCGGCGATCAGCATCTCAATGGCGAGCGAGCGATTCCCCCGGCCAATGGTATCCAGCGCGGCGTGCGATTCAGGGGAGAGCGAGACGGTCAACGGAATGCGGCGGGACCGACCTTTCAGTCGGGGCTGTCGATTGTTGTTATCCATCCGTGGGGTCCCTGTACGTGCGTAGATATGTAAGATTAAACCGGACGCCGCCTGTAGGACAAGGTCGGGTGGGGGTCAAGACAGAATCGGGTGCGCGGCGGCTGGTATTACGCGCGACTACGCGAGGCTACGCGAGGCTACGCGAGGCTACGCGCGACGATGCGCGACTACGCGAGAATCAGCGCGCCCGCTAAAATAGCCTCGGCATCGGCCACAGACCGCGCCACGCCCGCGATCCCGCCCAAGTCGCGCACCATACCGAGATACGCGCGCTGTTCGACCGAGAGGCGTCCACGGCCGTATTTGGCCTCAATCGCGACAAATCGGCCCGCATGGATGCCCGTGATGTCCGACATGCCCGGCACGCCAACGCGCACCACGCGCGGATGCGCCAGCGTCACGTGAGTCGCGGATTGCGATGTCACGCGACCCTGCCAGAATTGGCCGGCCTGAGTGCGAAAGAGGCGCGTGTCGCCGTGAGACAGGGCGGTGAGGATGGCGGGGTAGAGGTCGGATTCAGGCATTAATAACGGGATCGCTCACCGGATGCGCCGTATCCCACGCCGCGAGCACCCGGCAGCGCCGACATTGGTACGTGAGCAACGTATCCGAGCCGTCCTTGACCCAGCGCCGGCAACAGGAACATGGCATGTTGCGAATGCAGAGGATGGCTTCGGCGAGCCATGTGGGGTCAACGGCGTCTGCGGTCACGTTGCGTGCAACACGGGCGCAGTCTCACCTTTTGCGACTGATTTTTGGTATGGCATCCATTCGCAGTAATAGCCGCCGCCGGGCACCAGACTATCCTCGCCTTGGATCAGCGGCACGCTGCTTCGGCCGTGGCTTTTGCCATTGGCGTCGAACACAGCAAGGTTGACGCACGTATCCGACCAGACATGCGCGATGATCGCCGCGCAGACGGGAGTCGCGCAGAAGCTGGGGTCGCTCTCGGTGGCGGACGGATGGAACCATACCACTCGGCCAATTGTCGGTTTAATCATGTCTGTCTCTCCATAAATCACCGTCTCCCATCATTCAGTAAATACAACGGCGCGGGAATCTTCAACCACTGCGCCATTCCCGGAATCAATCGCGTAAACACTTCCAATTCCCGCCCCGCGCGCTTCAAATGCGCGCATACATAGCCGCGCGTTTCGCCGACCGCCGTTGCAATATCGTCCACGGGCGTGCCTGCGTCAAATAATTCTCGAATCTTCAGGCGCGTTTCGCGATTCGTGCGGTAATGCACACGTCCGCGTTTCGTCGGTTTCGTTTGCTGGCCTGAAAGCGGGCGCGGGCCACCTTGGCGATGCCGGGTATAGCGGGGTCCGCCGCCGTCCATCAGCGGGCACCCTTCGCACGCTTCGCCTGCCGAGCCTGCCAAATATGCTCTGCCCAACCTGGGGCGTAGCCTTTCGCACGCGCAAACTCGATCAACTGCCCCAAGCTCTGCGCTCGTCCCTGTTCTTGTCTGCGACCCATGCTCAACCGTTTACGCTCCAATTCTTCAGCCGTCAATTCCACCAGCTCGCCGTCCCGCTCTGGTATGGGATCGCGCGCATCGGTTTTAAATCGCGCGCCGCATTCAACGCACACGACGGAGCGCGCGGGCGACGCGGCAAAACACTGGGCACAAATGCGCGCTTGGAGGGTGGGTTTCTTTTTCGGCGTTGCATCGGCCGATAGCAACCACTCGCGCGGCTCATCCGGTAACCCGAATCGGGCCGTTGAATTGACGTGATCCAAAATCAGCGCATGTGTTTTTCCGGGCGCGGGTCGCAAAATTCGACCCACTTGTTGACGCCACAAACATTCGGACTGAGTAGGTCGAAGCAAAATCCCGCAGTGCACGCCAGGAGCGTCAAATCCTTCGGAAAAAATATCACAAGAGGCCATCGCCATGATCTTGCCGTCGCCAAAATCGCGCACGGCCATCGCTCTCACATCGCGATCTGTTTTACCGTTAATGTCGATGGACGGAATCCCCGCGCGATTGAATTGCGCGGCGACGTGATTCGCATGGGCAACCGAGGTGCAAAAGATCAACGCAGGCTTGCCGTCCGCATATTTTCGGTAATGCGCCAACGCATCGCCCGTGATCGCTTGCGTGTCCATCAACGCCTGCGCCGCTTCGTTTGAGTATTCGCCCGCGCGGACCAAGAGTCCCGATGTGTCCACGGTGGGAGGTGCGTATATTTTTGCGGGTGCTAAAAATCCGTCGCTTGTCAGTTCGCGCACCGACGGACCCACGATGAGGTGGTCAAAGTGCCCTGCGAGGCCGCGCCCGTCCAATCGAATCGGCGTCGCCGTGACACCGAGTCGTTTCGCGGCGGCGTATTGTTTCAATATCAAGCCCCACGCCGAGCCGTGCGTCACGTGATGACATTCGTCAATGATGATGAGCGTCGGGCATACATAGTCGTCCAATCGGCGCACCAACGTTTGCACCGAGGCCACCGCCACCGCGTGCTGCGTCACGGTGCGACTGCGCACGCCTGCGGTAATCACGTGCGGCTCAACATCGGTTTCCCGAAGCGCCGATACCAGTTGGTCAATCAACTCCACGCGATGCGCGAGAATGAGCACTCGCCGTCCGCGCCGTTCGGCGGATTGCGCCATGTGCGACAAGATTCGGGTTTTTCCACCGCCGGTCGGCAACACAAATAACGGCGCACGGGCGCCGCTGGCGAATGCGGCGGTAATATCTTGAACCGCTTGGGATTGATAGGCACGAAGCGTGACGATGACGATGATTCCTAACTGAAAACGACGGTACGGCAATTCGTTGTACAACAAATTCCATCGAAAAATTTCTTGCGCAACAATAGCGGCTATGCTGTAGTGTGCGTCACAGCGGCTTTATTACTTACCGATCATAGAAGGAAAACAGATGTCAAAGCAACCGAATCCGACGCCGCCCGCGATGGCACCGCAGCGCATGGCCGTCTCCGACGCTAACAACATCGTCGCGCAATACGGCACTCCATCCGCGCCCGTACCGAATTTCACTTTTGAACAGCTCGTGCGGATGGCGAACGCGTTCGCGAATTCCGGCATGTTCGGGGTCAAGAATCCGGACCAAGCGCTTGCGCTCATGTTCTACAGCCAAGCGCTCGGCAAGCATCCGGCGATCATCATGCGCGATTACCACATCATCAACAACCAGCTCGCCAAAAAGGCCGAAGCGATGCTGCGCGATTTCCAAAAATCGGGTGGTCGCGTGGAGTGGTTGGAGTACACCGATGCGCGCGTGGTCGGGCGATTCACGCATCCGCTCTCCCCGACTGCGATTACCGTGGACTGGGATTTGGATCGAGCCAAGCGTGCGGGACTCGCCGGAAAAAACGGCGATATGTACGGCAAGTTTACGCGCGCCATGTTTCGCTCTCGGGTGATATCCGAAGGCGTCCGCACGTGCGCGCCAGAAGCGACCGATCAGATGTACACGCCTGATGAGATTGCGGCAATGCAGACCGATACGCCACCCGAGAGCGCAACAACGCACGCGGCGATCACCGATGCCGTAGACGCCGCAACGCACCAGATGGACCCCGACGAATTGGACGCGTTGATTACGTCCATGGATGTCGGCACGCTGGTGGAGCTCAAACGCGCGTTTGCCTCGGCGTGGACACGCGCGAAGGAAGCCGGCGACGAAGCGGCGAAAGGTCGTCTGCAACGTGTGTATGACGCGCAGAAAGCGGATTTGGAGACGGCGGCAGAGCAGATCCGAAGGGAAACTCAGCAGGAAGCGGTGAAGTAAAAACACCGGCTGTCAAAAAATTCATCAATCACTAAACCGGAGAACTCTTTAATGAACACCCGCAAACCGATCCGTCAAGGCGATGTCTTAATCATCCCCGTCGCATCTATTCCCCGCGACGCGACGCCGCAGCCGTCCACTCACGGCAAAGTCATTCTCGCTTTAGGTGAAGCAACCGGACACCATCATCGATTTGAATTCGTGGACCGCCAAGACGGCGTGAAGCTATTCAAATCGGGTAATGGCGATTCCTACGTCAAAGTCCCCGCACCGGCCGATCTGCTGCACGAGGAGCACTCCACGGCGACGGTTGCCAAAGGCAATTATTTGCAGGCCACGCAAGTGGAATTCACGCCTGCGGAATTGCGCACGGTACAGGATTAATTGCCATGACAAAAATTATTCGACTGCTAAATAAGGCAACCGGTGGCATCACGCCAGAAGAAAAGCAGCGCATGGACGAACATGCGTCTGCTTGGATTGCTAACGCGATGCGCACCGATACGGTAAATCCAGATGTTCTTACGCGTGCAATGAAGGATTTGTATCGCGTATCGGGACTCAAAGAACCTCGCGTGGTCATCGTTGCGAGCCCGCGCATTATGGCCATGGCAGGCGGTTTCGCTGCTGCCATTTGGTGGCTGAGAAAGAATACCGACGCGACCGACGCGACCCGCGCCGCGACCTACGACGCGACCAGCGTCGCGACCTACGACGCGACCTACGACGCGACCAGCGTCGCGACCGACGCCGCGACCCGCGCCGCGACCCGCGCCGCGACCGACGACGCGACCCGCGCCGCGACCGACGCCGCGACCCGCGCCGCGACCCGCGCCGCGACCCGCGCCGCGACCCGCGCCGCGACCCGCGCCGCGACCTACGACGCGACCAGCGTCGCGACCTACGACGCGACCTACGACGCGACCAGCGTCG